GCGATTCGAGATGCCGTTCCGTCAAAGGATTACGAGGCCATCGCGATGAATTTCAAGAAAATGGTGAGAATTTGGCGTGGAACGAGCATTGAATCCGGTATGACACGGCGCCGGCTTGCTGAGGCCGCTCTAGTGCTGACTCCTTAAAAATATTCTGTCTCCACCTCAAAATCTTCCGTATAGCATTCTCCACCGTCGAAATCTTGCTCGATCACTTCGCGTTCCAGGGCTTTATTTGATTCGCTTTTCATTGGTGTTTTGATGCTGGCATGAACACCTTTTCGTCTCAGCAATTCGATGTAAAATGAGAGCGCGTCGGCCTCATTCGGGCTTGATGGAAGCTCGTCCTTTTTCTGGATAGCTTTCTTTTTCTTGGAAGGGTCCCATTTTCTTTGGCAGAGTTGGATGGCCGTCGTGTCGTCCATGCCCCTGATGATATCCGCCTCGACGTATTCTCGAATCGACCCGTAAAGCTCGGACACGCGGCGATCGTAAATTTCCTTCGCCGGCCGCGGATCTTCTTCCGACACGATCATGTCCGACGGCGCCCCTCCTTCTTCGCAGGTGTGAATTAGTGGCGACCATTCGCGCTGGCAGGTTGCAGCAACACCCGAGCCGATTCCCGTTGTTCCTGCGATGAATTCATCCGGTCGAATGCCTCGAGATAGGCAGAGCGATTTTACCTTTTCGGCGATTTGGTATTCCGCCGGGTTATTCGGATCATCGACAATGATCGGAATGCCGATAACTTCGTCCAGCAACGCGCGGAAAACGTTGTCGGTGTCTATCCCGCGTTTGAACGTTCGGAAACAGCATTTGTCACCCCCGAAACCTGGATCGAGGGAAGCCGAGACAACAAATCCGCTTTTCCATATCACTTTATCGAAAGCTTTATGCGAATGTAGAAGCGCCTCGGAAAGAACGGTGTCGTCAACTCCTTCAGGTGGCGGCAAGCCCTTCACCATGATGTAATATGTCCGCGTGTTTCTTCCTCCGGACTGCCGTTCGATGTCGGCGCGATCTTCCTCGGTCATTAGGCCGGTCCATTTGCCTTTGTCCTTGATGTTTGGGGATTGCTCGCCGTCGAAGCGCAAACACTTCACGCCCTTTGCCGACATCCATTCGGTCCCCATCGCTTCGGTGATCGGTCGGCCTGGAGCGGTTTCCATTTGTTTTCCGAGCGGATTCAGGGACGACGGAAGGTTGCCGAGGTCAATTGTCTGAAATTCTTCCGTGCCGATGCGCAGGTTGGATTCCACATCGATAATCGCCTGGCTCACGGCGTCGCTTTCGTCTCGCACGATCAAAACCCTGCGCGCGTGATAACCCTTGATCGCCCCCACGGCTTTCTCAATGTCGCCTTGCTCGACCGGCACGACATAGATCCCGTGGACGAAATCACCTGGCGTGCTACGAATTGCGGGCTTTGGCGCTCCGACGATCATGCTCGTGCCCATCTTACCGACCCGCCGCGAAACTTCTGCGTAAGCCGTGCTGATGCTCTTCCAGATACGCTTGCGAGCTGCGTCAATCGAAGTCGAAGCGATCACGACCGCCGTCTCGTCCGCGGCGCACATCCAGAATTTGAATGCGTAATCGCCGGCCGTATAGCTTTTCGAGGAGCCGCCGCCGCCACACAGGGCTGACCGTTGATTTTCACAAAATGCTTTGTCGGCGTCTATCGCCCACGGATTCCATTCGAAGTTTGGCCGCATCATTTCGGTCAAAATGCGCGAGTGCTGATGTCTGCCCATGCCGCTATATGGCGATTCGGCTTCTCGGTCGTGATCCGCCATATCCCATCGGCCATCGCGCAGAGTTGGGCGCCAGAGAGGTTTTACCTGCAACTTTGGCGCACACCGGAACAGCATGAGCTGCGCGTATAACGGATGCGTGCCAGCGGGAAACTTCACACCGTCAATCACCAGCATTTCGTTAGACTTCGCTTTTCCCATTATTTTTGTTGACGTATGTTACCAGTTCTGATTGAATGCGTCCACAGTAGATGCAAACCGTGCAAGTGAAACTGGCAGGTAAAACTCTTTGGGCACTCGTCGTAAAAGAGAATCGACTCACCATTTGGGTGCGGCTTCCAGACGGCAACGTGATCAAGCGTCACAAGAAAAAGCATCTCGTATGAGCCTCACGATTGCCTACATTTCGGCCCGTCGTAATAATCGCATCGAGTGGTTTTTCGATTCTCTGGCAAAGCAGGTCAAAAAGCTTCAGGAACACGTCATCGTTGTTGATCACTTCGAGAATGAATTTGGACGTAGCGAGGAAATCTTTCATAAATTCGCTAAGTCATTTACGGTGCCGCTACACATCGAGCACGAAGAAAAAGGCAACGTCCCGTCCAAATTCTTTACGCACGTCGAGCCGAAGCCTAACGTGTGGTCAGGAGATCATCGCTTGACAAAAGAGAATTGGTTTTCCGTAGCATCGTCAAGGAATAGCGCGATATGTCTTTGTCGAACAAGCCATATTGCGTTCGTGGATGATTTGTCAGTATTGTGTCCTGGGTGGTGGCAGGCAGCGCAAGAGGCCGTAGCGGGCAGTTATATCGGGCTGGGCGCCTACCGAAAGGTCAACAATCTCCTCGTTGAGAATGGCGAGATAATCGAGTTTACGGCGACCGATGCTGGAATTGATGACCGCCTGAAGCGCGTGGATAAGGACGTGAGTGAATGCGACGGAGGTTGGCTCTATGGATGCAGCTTTGTCGCGCCTCTCGAAGATTTACTGGAAGTTGGAGGGTTTCCAGAGTTTTGTGATTCGCTCGGCGGGGAGGACTATTGCCTTGGTATCGCTCTCCGAAACGCTGGCAAGCATCTAAAGTTTGACCGGCGCATGATGACCCTCGAATCCGAGGAACTGCATTTCGTCGAGCCTGCCATGAAGCGCACCGACAAAGGCGTATCGCCTAACGACAAGTCACACGCTGCTCTCAGGATTGCGCAAGGGAGCGTCTATTACCCAAATTACTACGAAGGCGGCATCAGGGCTTTGCGCGATCATGTTCTAGCCGGTAATCCATTCCCAATTGTGCAGATACCCACTCACGACTGGTTTGACGGGCAGCCGATATCGGAGATGTAAAATGGGTGCCATATCAATCAATGAAGTTACTCAGCCTGTCATCGGAAGGTTCTATGTCGTACCCACTGTGTTTAATGCAGGCTGGAAGATCAATGTGCCGATTTATGGTCCACCACATAACGATAAGGAATATCTGGATTTCGAAGAAGAACATTATCATGTCGATTGGAGATTCGTGGGGAATCGGTTTTATCGTTACCGATTATCCACTAGATTTGCGACCGACTGTGATCCTTCGTATTTTCTTCATGGCATTGTGACGTGTTTGAAATTCGGCAACGAAGTCCGTCCTATGCGTCTCAGAATGAAACGCGAGACTCCTAGTTATCCGCCACCTGACAAAATACCCTGGTTGAAGAAATTAGAAAATGCTTACAATTTTCACCGTTTACCGAAATGCAGAACTTGCCCGCACAAAGGGATTTCACTTTGCCACGTCAAACCCGATAATAACGGATTGATCACATGCCCTGGTCACGGTCTAACGTGGCATTCTGTTACCGGCGCTTTAGTAAGGGGAACATGAGACGAACAATCTCCAAACTACTTAAGTCGTCCTCGCGCGATCACCGGCATTACCGGAAGCTGAAGCGGCTCTGGCACAAGATACCACGTCCAATGCGCGGCAAAGAGAGAAAGGCGATGCAGTGAACCTTTGCCTACGACTACCGTGGTTTAACCGTCGCCGTCCGTTTGTAGCGCTCCATTTTGTCCGGTGGGGCACTGAGTATAGGTCGTTTTACCGGAATAGTAGGACGGTATGGAAGATTGGTGTTGGAGCAGGAAGAGACACAACAGATATAGTTGTGCAAGTTGTGGCGGAAGCCCTTGCATTTTCTTCTGGACTTGAAATTAATTCAATTACTGTTACGCCACCAAAAATCACCGAAATGGGACACTGGAAATGGCTTTATCTGCGCGGGAGGTGGAAATGAATATACTTTGCGGATTGGGCGTTATAATCGGTCTTCTCGTGCTTGTATTGGCCGCGGTTAATTTGAGCCTTATGGCATGGGATGATCTCGAAGGGAAAAAACATCAACGAATGCTTGAACGTCTTCGGGCCGAAAAACGTTCAGACGAAATAATATGAGCCTACGCGATCACATCAACCACTGGAAATGGCTGTACCTGCGCGGGAGGTGGAAATGAATTCGCTACGGAACAGAAAAATCCATGAGCGTATGAGCGGAACTAAAGTAGGGGTTGTTTGCGCAATTTATCTTTTTGGAAGCATCTGTCTGTATTTTGGAATAGCGATTTGGTTAGCGATGTGGATTTTCCATCAAACTGGAAGTTGTTTGGCCGGTCTGATCTCTCCACTGTTTTCGGCAATCACATGGGTCACGTCATTGCACTATTTCAGAGAGTGGGTTTTGAAACAATGAGCCTTCCAAGTCACATCAAGGACGCGATTGATAGTTACATCCCAACGTATGAGGGGTGGAGTACGCCAGAACGTTGCTGCGAAATGGCAGAGACGATCATCGATACTCAGCCGCTCGTTTGTGTGGATATCGGCGTGTTCGCAGGAAGGTCAACAATTTCACAAGGATTTGCGCTCAGAGAAAATCACTATGGCATGACATACGGTATAGATCCGTGGTCTCCCGAGGTTGCCTATAAAGGCGATGATGTTGAGGAGAGCGCTAAGTGGTGGAAAGAGAAATCGAACCTCGAAGAAATGCACCGGCAGGCAATGAAGGCCGTTTGGGATCACAAACTCGAACCGTGGGTGACTATGATTAGGGCGCGCTCCGAGAATGTGATTCAATTATTCCCGCGTATCGGGTGGCTGAACATAGACGGAGGCCACGGCGAAGAATCCAGTTGCCGAGATGTCGAGCTTTACGTTCCAAAACTCGGTAGCGGAGGTTATCTCTTTTTTGACGACACCGACTGGCAGAGCACGCAGAAAGCTCTCGCACTAATCGAACAATCCTGCGACCTCGTGAACGACACGGGAAAAGCTAGGACTTACAGGAAACGATGATGGACTCAAATACTTCTAGAGTCAGGCGCAACGCAAAATTTCGGTTCGCTCCGTGCGGTGATTCGTCTGCGACAGAAGATGTCGAGCGGACGTTTCGGGTATCTGTTTGTGCGCGCGGATTCACCTCTGACTTCGCGCTTCCGACAAGGTTTTTTAACGGACTGACCTCATTTTTGGCTCGGCGGGCAGAAAAGCCACGAACTTAATGGACTTCGAAGAAGAACAGCCAGTAGCCGTCGGGGATGACACGCCAAAAATTCAGGATCAGGCAAAATCTCACGGCTGGGCGTGCGACATCTTCAATTTCGGTAAAGCCGAGCAACAAGGCACTGATCTTTTTAATCCCGGTCTAGTCCGTCGTCCTGATGGCCTGTGGCTTCTCGTGCGTCGGTCTGAAGCGATGTCCGGTATGCCGTACGGGATGAATAAAATCGTGGCGTTTAAGCTCGATCAAGACCGAAAGCCAACCGTCGGTGTGCCGTTGAATTTCCCTGATTCGAAAGATTCCGAACAGTTCGAAGATCCGCGCGGAGTTTTTTGGAATAACCAGACATGGATCGGGGTAGTGAATTTCGAGTGGTTCCCGAACGGAAGCTGGACCGGCGCCCATCAGGCCATTGGGATTTTTCAAGATCAGTCGAACGATTCGATGGTCGAGCAAGAAAAATGGCTATCGAGCTGGAGGCCGATTGGTCGTCGTGATCCGATTGTCGGGACGAACAAAGGCGCGGCTGGGCACACCGACGGACGACATAACAAAAATCTGACATATTTTTTCCTTCACGACAAATTGCACTGCGTCTACACGTCTGACCCGTGGTTAGTCGTAGAATTTGGGAACAAATGGGAAGAACAAGTTCATCATGTCGGCGAGGGTCCGAAATGGAAATACGGTCTGATCCGCGGGGGCACTCCGCCGGTCTTAGTTGGCGATAAATTCTACACCTTTTTTCATTCGAGCCTTCCGTGGCGCGGTCGGTATCGACGATATTACATGGGCGCGCTGGCGTTCGAAGCAACGCCGCCATTCAAGCCAGTGCTCTGGACGCAAGAACCGTTGCTGATCGGCAGCCAGAACGATTTTTGGCATCAACAAAAGCCGTTGGTAGTATTCCCGTGCGGCGCCGTCATGGAAAATGGAAAATGGCTTGTAACTTTTGGAGTCAACGACTTGAAATCCGCATGGATCGAGATTCCGCACGAGGATTTACAGAAAATGCTCGACCCGATTCCTGCTGTGCCAGGTATATCACTTTTGTCTGATCAGACCGTCAGACCAGTTTACGAACCTATTCCTTCTGAAGATTTGAGCGGCAGCACGGAAAGGCTTGCTGGAGCGAAACCAGATAGCCAACGCAGACACGCGGGAATGGTCGGAGCTGCGCAGCCCGACTTGAACAAGAGCGAGAGTAGCGACTCGCCCGCTCAATCTCTTCCGAAGCCACGAGGCCGCCCGCGCAAAGACGGATTGCCTCCGGGATCGGTGCAGAAACCGAAACGTAAACGCAGACGTCGGAAGAAAAAAGCGTTGAAGTTGGGCGAGTAAAGGCGTAAACGCTCAAGCGTGAGCACGCTTACAGACGCCAGAACTTTTTTGAGCCGCTATGGTGGCGCTGGCAATTCCTTTGTAGACCGCCTAAATTTCGTAATTGCGCGCCTATTGCCCGAGGTGAATTCCAAAGGCACGAAAGTCCCTGCGCGCTTCGCCGTTTACACCGATAACGACGGCAATTCGGTCGTCACGTTGCCAAGAGAACTGGAGTCGATTCTGGCCGGCGCATGGCAATCGCCAGTGCAAAATGCCGTGCCGGGAACGTTTTTCTGTGGGCGACCGTTGCCAGTTCGGAATGACTGGTTCGAATTCACGACCTCTGGCCCAGGTGATCACGTCGGCTCAGATACCCGACGTGGCATCATACCGTTGAACGGACGTTTCACGACATTCGCCGATTGGAACACGCCACTGTTGCTTCGTGTGAAGCTGGAACAAACCGAAGTCGCCGGGAAAATTATTCTTCGCGGAATGGTGGGCGGTCAGAAGGTTTACTCGACCGATAGCGGCAATAATTGGATCGAAGGCGTCGAGCTTCTGTTCACGAACGCGACCGTGACGACAACACAGTTTTTCGATTCGCCTCCGTATGAAATCGTGAAAACTATCACGAAAGGGCGCGTGCAACTCTACACCGTGGACACCAATGCGATCGAGACGCTCGTGGGGTACTATGAGCCACAGGAGACGAATCCATCGTATCAGCGGTATGCCGTGCCTCGATGTCCAGTGCTGACAACTCCGTAAAATGTCAACTTTATTGCAGCCTGTTTCGACCGCGTTTGTGGCGATTTGCAAAAAATCGTACGTGGCGGCCGTGAACGATAATGACGAACTCCTGATCTCAAACTGGGGCGCGTTGCGGCTTGGTTTGCAGGCTATGCTTTCCGAGGATGCGAACGATTTTGTGCGCGCTGGTCAACTTTGGGGTGAAGCGAAACGGTTATTGATTGCGGAGGAGGAAAACCGAGTCGGAGCAGGGGCGCAGGGCTCAATTCAAATGGCCGACGACTTTGAAATGGAGTGTTTTCCAATTGGGCTATGAACGAAAACCCAATCAATTTCTCTCGTCAGTTTCGCCCTCCCGGTTTGGCTGGGCAGACTTCCGCGCCGGCCAATGTCGAGCAGGAACCGGATGTACCGCCAGGGGCGCCACCATACGAATCAGGTCCGCTGGCTAACGGTCCAAAGCCATCTCCTACGCCCGCGCCGCCCTCACTCTCGACATTGGCCGATGGAGGAACGAATCACCAGACCGCCTGGATGAGCGGTCAGTCGGCTCCGCAACAATTGCCAGAGCAGAAACCGTTTGCGGCCGTCGAGGATGATTCGCCACCGGGAGCAGCTCCGTACTCGAGTGGTCCACTTGCGGTTGGTCCGAAACCGTCACCAACGCCGCGGCCACAGTCGATCGATCCTGCGGCCATCAAGCATTTCGGTTGGTCGAGCGCCTTCGATCAGGCACCAGCATATTGATATGGCACTCGATCCATTTCCTACGAACGATCAGGGGCAGCTCGTCAACCCTGATTACATCCAAAAAGAGGGTGACAGGATTCGTGCGAGCATTGCGGCTGGTACGTACGGAGCTGGAACGCAGCAGCAGGGCGCAACTGCTCCAATAATTGCTCCCGTGGCACCGGGCGTCACGACTGGTCCATTTGGTGATTCGTTTTTTCATCAGCCTTCGATGTGGGAGCAGAACCAGAATCCTGCGCAGTTACGGCAGGGTTTGAAGCTAAGCGAGCTGGTGACGAGCGCTGCGTCGCACAAGTTTGCTCTCGAAGAGGCGCAGAAGAACGCGCCAGTTAAAGATGCGTACGAATTGGCTAAACTTGCCCACGAAACTGCCGCGACGAACGCAGTTGGCAGTACGGCTACGTTCCATCGCAATCAAGACGCGCAGGTAATGCAGCACGTCACTGGATTCGCGGATTACATGCAGGGCGCGCCACCGGTCGATTCTCCTGATTACGCTCCGTACGTGTTGCAGGGTGTGAAGCAATTTCCTCGCATTGCGGCAACAGGATGGGGTAAACAGACACTCGGCAAGATCGCGCAGGAACACGACACAATTGCCGGTTTGACAGCGCAGATCCCGCCGGGATTCGAGGTGTCGTCCGTTACGGCCGGAGGAGGGAAACAGACGAAAGTATCAGCGCAACGCATCGGGGGAGCCGCTGATGCCAAAACTTTCAAATCTACGTACGGATTTCCCAAGACGGCATTGGATGACGCAACTGTATTGGTTGGAAATTACGACCCAAATACCAGACAGTTCAAACAGGACAATAACGGAACGCACGTTTCCGTTACGACCTCTGGAGATAAAGGTAAAACTGCGATAATGACGACCTCTGCGTACGAGTCCAATGGCGGAAAATATTCCGGCGATACAAAAAAGGCTCGTGACGCCGCTGCGTCTGCCGCCCCAACGCTCAGCGAAACTCCAGTTAAGGTGAGTACGCCAGCCGAAGCTCAAAAATTACCCGTTGGGCAGCATTATTTAGATCCAGACGGCAAATTGCGCGTAAGATGACATGGCTGATGTATCAGAGTGGCCTGGAACAGCGGTGCAAGAATCTGATTGGCCCGGCGCCGCTATTCAGGAATCCGATTGGCCAGGTCAAGCCGTAGCGAAGAAACAGCCGGCTGCATCTCCGGTTAAATCGGGCGAGTTGCCGAATCTTGCGTTGATGCGCGGCGGGAACGTCACAAGCAAGACCGATCCGACCGCGGCGATTCAACTCGGTAAAATCCTAGATGTCGGCAAAGAGACGCTGAACACGGCGCTCCCTGGGTTTTACGAGCAGGCGACGACATCTCCGTTGCCAGCTACGCATTTGCAGCCGACAGCGACCGATTCGACCGCAACGGCAGCAGGAAAAGCCGCAATGAACACGCTGACTGGCACGATTGAGGCTTTAACGAGTCCCGCAATGTTAGCAACTGTCGCAGCCGGTGGTGCATTTCCTGAAGTCGGAAAGGTGCTAGGCGCAGGTTTTGGCGTTCAACAAGCCGCTGAAATACCCAGCCAGATCGAGCAGGCCGTCACCGCACCGACAACTCAGGGAAAGATCGAGGGCGGTCTTGGCGCTGCGCTGTCGTCACTTTTCGCCGTTGGCGGCGCCAAAGTAGCCGGTGGTCTTTCTGAATCGTTGAAGCCAATTTTAGGAGAAACCGCAACACCAGAGGAGGTGATCGCCAGTGAAGGGAAAAATGAAGCCCAAAGCCAAGGGCAAGAAAAAGCCAAAGATGGGGTACTAACCGAACCGGCACCGAGCGTTCAATCCGCTGCGGAGCCCGTAGCAGGCACGCGCATCTCTGGCCCGGCGCTTGTGGACACCGAGGGCAACATTATCGCACAGGGTAAACTTGGCGAGACGCACGCCGATTTGTTGAAACAAGCGATGGCCGGCGACGATCCAGAAAAGGCTCTGGAAGCGTTTACGAACGATGCGCAACACGTTTTTGTCGATGATCAGGGGAATAAACTCGACCGCACACAGGCTGCCGAACTGGGGGTGAAAAGTGGGCAAGTTCCCGAGGGCACTACGAAGGTCGAAAGCCAGATGCTCAAACCAGATGAAACTATCGCCAGCTCAGAGGGAACAGGAGGAGAAGCACCAGCGAGTACAACAGGCGCTACTGTGGGTGCGCAAGATGAACCGGCTGCACAGCCTACAGAGCCGGGCACTGAGCCGAAACCCGAAGGTGAAACAACTGGTGAGGAATCGACAACGGGCATTGCTCAGCGGGTCCACGAACAGCGCGCACCAGGCGAAATAGTTCCAGGTGAAGGCAGTTCTCCGTCCGATCTTGTGCAGCGCGGCCGAGAGTTACTGCAAGGCGGCGCAGATCCCGAGAAGATTATTGCTGGTGTCAACGAAGGCAAAGCTGTCACTGGCGATGAGATGGCCGTCCTACGCGCGAAGGTCGAGGAATTCAGTAAAGTCACCGATCAGACCGGGGAAGCGTTGCGCAAGAATCCGAACGACCCAGTTTTGAAACAGGCTGCCGCCGATGCGATCAAGGCCGAGACTGATTTCCGTAAACGAATCAAGCCAGCGGCAACGGAAGCGAGCGAGGTGTTTCGGGCACTCCAGGGAGAAACCGAAGTGGAAACTGGAACTTTCGTTGGATTGCGCAGAGCATTTGTAGAACGCACTGGTCGCGACGTAACCCCCGGCGAATCTGTGACGCTTGAAAAGACTGCCGAAAAAGTTCAGAAAACCAATGCCGAAGTTGAAAAAACGAAGGCTGATTTTAGTGAGGTCGTGAAGCGCGAAACCAAGGGTCGCAAAGTGAAAACGGCGGAAGAACTACGCGCCGCGTTCGCGGAGAAGTTCAAAAAAATGCTACCTTGCGACTAAATCATCATGGCCTCTCCCTGCTATCCCAGTCAGTTGCAAGATCCAAAATTCTCGAACGAGGAATCGCGGGATATCTGGAATTACGCGCGCGTCACGTACATCGACAAAGGCGTTGAGATTTCCGACACGATTAAAAACGTAGCGACCGATCTTGGATTGAAACCGGAGTGGGTCGCAAAAGCGTTCACCGAACCGAAAGCAATTCGCAGCATCACGAACGAGATGTACAAAAAGATGTCCGATCGGCGCAGGGTCGTGCAAGACGCCAAGGACATCGTGAACGGTCTGGACAAATCTCCGATTCGTAAAGTTTTCGACACCATCTGGAGAACTCCGTTTGCCATTGCGGTTGCTGGTCATGGCACTGTTGGAATGCAGACTCACGCCGGAGCCGCCCTGTTTCGTCCGTCAACTTGGAACACGTATTTTACGAACTTCGGTCGGCAATACAAATATTCGTATAACAAAGCCGCGCACGAAGCCGCCATGCAGGAATTGGTGCGCGATCCGAATTTCATCACGGCCAAGCGCGCCGGGCTAGCTAATGATCCGTCGGCCACATACACGGATTACGGAGTTTACGCAAAATGGATTCCAAAGGTGCTTGGCAAGGCTATCGGTCAGCGCGGATTCGACGTTCTAAAAAAGTATCGTCAGGACGCTTTCAATAACGAATGGAGCAAGGTTTCTGAGTCGATCAAATCCGATCCGCAAGCCACGAAAGATTTGGCGAAGAACCTGGCGGAGATGATCAATCATTCAAGCGGTGTGGCCGATATCGGTCACGGGCCAGTCCCGACTGGAATAAGCACGCTGACGTTTGCAGCGCGTCTGGAGGCGTCGCGTTGGGCGCGCATCATTGGCGATCCGATCAAAACCGTTGGAACTTTTACGGATTGGAAGAACTCGAGCGCGGCTGATCGGCATGTCGCTGTTATCAGGCTCCGCCACGCTGCGGAGTTTACCGGATTCTACGTTGCCACATTGATTGCTAATCAGGCCATGTTGTCGGCATCGGGCAGCAAAGATCAGATCAATTTTACCGACCCGTCAAAGAGCGATTGGTTGAGGCATAAGATCGCAGGACGCACCATCGGACTGGAGGGAAATCTCATGGCCCCAATTCGTCTGTTGGGTCAACTCATTTACAACGCATTCGGGCCGCGGCAACCATATCAGCGAATGGAGAGCCGGTTTGAATCCGAGACGAAAACCGTTGGCGGTTATGTGCGTGGCAAACTTTCTCCGGCAGCCGGAATAGCCGTTGATGTCGCTACGCAAAGCGATTTTATGGGCAACCCGTTGCCGTTCTCGAAAGACAAACCAAAAGCCGGAAAGCATCAGTTGGCCATTGGTGAATATCTCGGTCAACGCGGTCCAATTCCACTTTCAGGCGCAATTCGAGAAGTCTACGATAATTTCAAAGAGCAGGGCATGGACGCTGCAACGGCAACCAACTTGATTCGAGGCTTGGCCGTGCTTGGCGCTGAAACGACCGGTGCTAAAGTTGGCATGGAACCGAAACCAAAGTCGAAACGCAACACGTTTTCAATCGTAAAATGAGCGAGATTTCTTCAAAGTCGATCTTGGTGGTAGACAATGGCCTTTTTTGCAGCCTGGCCGTCCGTCTCGCGCAAGATTTCGGAAAAGTATATTACTGTTGCCCGTCATGGGTCGATGCGTTCCCGAAGATGAACAAAGCGATGATCGGACACGGGTACGATGAGATCGAAGTTGTAGATGACGTGTTCGGACCGCACTTCGACGAGATCGACCTCTTCGTTTTTCCTGATGTTTACTTTGGTGAGCTCCAGGTGTGGCTTGAATCTCAGGACAAACTCGTGTGGGGCGCGCGCATGGGAGAGGAACTGGAATTATCTAGGGATGGGATGAAGAAACTAATGACGAAACTCGGGCTACCCGTTGGCCAGTGGGAAAAGGTGCGCGGCATGGATAAGCTGCGCGAGTTTCTGAAAGCGAACAAGAATCAGCACGTCAAAGTCAATAAATGGCGCGGCATTCTCGAAACGTTTCTCTCCAAAGATTACCGGAGCGTCGAACCGAAGCTGGACGAAGTGGAGTACAACCTCGGCGCGTTCAAGAGCATTATTGATTTCGTCATCGAGGAAGATTTGCCGGATAAGGTCGAGATTGGCGTGGACGCTTTCACCGTTGACGGCGCGTTTCCGACAAAGTTGCTCGCCGGCATCGAGGTCAAGGACGCCGGGTACGTCGGGATGTTTCAAAACTATGCGGATTTACCACGAGAATTGACCGAGTTCGATGAGAAAATGGCCCCCACGTTGAAGGCGTACGGGTATCGCGGTTTTTATTCCACGGAAGTTCGAACCGGTAAAGACCACAAGGGTTACATGATAGATTTCTGCGCCAGGGCTGGCTCACCTCCGTCTGAGGTCTATTGCGAATTCTACAAGAACCTTTCAGATATTATTTGGGACGGCGCAAACGGGAAAGTAACGGACCCAATACCCGAAGCGAAGTACGCGGCAGAACTGCTCATTCATTCGTCTTGGGCGGATAAAAATTTCCAACCTGTCGATTTTCCAAAGGACATCAACCGGTTCATAAAACTTCGCAACGCCATGAAGATCAATGGTCGCAATTACGTCATTCCTCAGGTCGTAGGGCTTCCAGAGATCGGAGCTTGCATAGGTTTTGGCAACACGCTGAAGGACGCCATGAAAATGGCCGAGGATGTCGCGGATCAAATCGAGGGCTATTATATCCGTGTGCCTAAAGAATCATTCGAGGAAGCGCAGGGCGAGATTGCCAAGCTGGAGAAAATCGGCATCACGACGATGTTTTGATAATGAACAGGTTTTACGATAAAATGGCGTTACTGCTCGCCGTTATGCTTCTGCTCGGTGCGTTCGTGATCGTGATTTGCAAAATTCCACTGCCAGTTTTTCACAGATGAAAATTGTTCTAAGGACACTCAAGGACAGCGAGGAGATGCCGTACCCGACTTGTGGAAATTGGGAGCATTGGACCAACGGCGACATTGAATGCACGGTCGTTCCACTCGACGACCCTGACGCTGAATTTCTAGTCCTACTCCACGAGCTTTGCGAATCGTACCTTTGTCGAAAGCACGGAGTAAAAGCTGAGGATGTCTGTGAGCACGATATTAAATTTGAATCCGAACGAGAGATGGGCAAACACTCCGAGATGGCCGAGCCTGGCGATGATGAGCGAGCACCGTACCGCAGGGAACACCAGTTTGCTACCATGATGGAAATGATCATGCTGCACGAACTTGGCGGATCGTGGCCGGATCACTGCCAAAGTATTTTGAAATAGCGTATGGCTGAACAACCTATCCAGCCGCCATTAGGAGCGATGGTCCGCGAGCTTCTGGCTCCCGACCACACGCAGACATTTTTTCGTGAGTTAGTGGCTCGCAATAGCGACCGGTTCCAAAACAACACTCCGATCAAGCGCGGAGTTCTGTACTCCAGTTTGCAGGGCGCTGATGTGCGGATTTCCAAGGCGTTCCCGGCGCTCTATTTCTGCAAGGAAACCGTGCCATCTGGTTCCAATACGGTGGCCGGAATGAACCAAGATTTGTATGTGATCTGGAATTGGTCGTCCGGAGAGGATTCGGAATCGACGTACAACGCGGAGATTTCGCAGCTCGCGGATGCCACGACCAACGCAGTCTTTGCTCGGTCGTATAACGTCCGGCGAGATGATTACGAGGCTTCTCCTTACATCCTGACAGGAACGCCTCTGACTGCGCTGATTGGTGTCGAGATAACGCAAAGCGGGAACGGCTACACGCACGCTGAAGCGGAGTTCGACTGTAATGGTGACGGCGCCGCAATTGATTTCGTCATCGCGAACGGCCAGATAATTTCTGCCATCGTAATCAAAGAAGGGGAAAACTTCGATCTTGGCTCGGTCATTAACATCATTGGCGATGGGTCCGGCGCGAAGTGCGTTCCCATCATTCAGCCGGTCGAGGCCGTCTTGACGAGTCAAAAGAAGATGGAGCTGCCGGACAGCGATCCGATGAGCCACGAGTTCGTACGGGTTCTTCGCGTCTACGAGGTGCTTCCAGGTCCGTGGGTGCCTGCGACTCGCTATGATGATCGGCTCGGGCCAATTCAGATGCGCCGGCGCGCGGTGCTAAACACTGGTCAGATCGGCGGAATTGTGCTGCCGACTGGGACTGTTAATTTTGAAGGCCGCGACGGCAGCTCAGTCGTCTCGATCGAGATACAGGAGAATTTCAGCAACGGCACGGGGTTGCCAGGTGATCCGATCAATCCTCCGTACCCGGTTATGCGTTGGGCCGTTTACCAAGATGAGCGCGGCGACGTGCATCGGACATCGCAGATTGTTGTCGAGAGTTCGTTCCACGATGAGAATGCGACGTTCGTTCGGCAATTCGGGAACGTGATCAAAACTTGGTACGAAGCGTACCCGAATAATCCGTTTCTCTGGACGAAATTTATCGAAACGTGGGTCGAAGTCACGATCAACGATCAGATCAAGACGAGTGAGTTTGGCGGTGGAGTGGCCGACGTAACGGAGCGGACCGACGAGCCGGGAGTGCAAGTTCCCGAGACTGGCCTCATGGTGATTTCTTCCGAGACGCGAACGAAAAGTCCAAACGAACAGACACTTAAAACTGTCAAAAATCCCGCGGAGGCGTGGCCGATCAATCACGGCATCCACACGGACGAAACGACTGGCATCGTGATCAATTTTACGAAACAAGTTATTCAGACCGGTACGCCATATCCCGGCATAAATGCGCAGAACGACAATTGCGCGTTGATGCAAATAACTGGGCCGTTCATCGAGGATCAGCCGTACGACGAGGATAAGACGATCAGGATAATTTCTTTTGTCGATCTGAGCACGATCCCGAAGAAACAATGCCGAACGATATCGCACCCGGTTAATTTCCCGCCGCAACTATTGTCGATTGAGGCTATCTGGACCGATACGGTGTCGAAACTGGCTAACGCGCAGGCAACGAGCGCCAACGTGTCGGCAAGCTCGGGGTCGGCCGGCGGCATCATTCCAACGAGTAAGACTGGCTTCCACGGGTACGCAAGCGCGCGACTGGAGCGATCGTACTTTTACGGACAACCGAACGCCGGTCTTGTCCCGACGCCACTGAAAATCTTTCCGTCGTCTGGAGCGGTCGTTCTGACGCAGACGCACTCGAGCACGAGCTTCCAGAACGGGGACGATGGCGGGACGGAATTCTCAGATAGCTTTCAAATCAGGGTCGATGCTTTAGACATCCGTGATCATCTCGTGAATTTGGCTACGCTAATAATTCTCAACGCGACGCATCACTCACCGGCGCAGAACGCAATCGCCGTGTCGGGCGGTGGCACGACGGCAGCTATTGCCGACGCGGGTACGCTTTCCACAATGGATGTTCGAATTCCTCAGAGCACTCCACCTTCGCTCATCTCGGGTCAGGAAATAGTTTACGAGGTGGATGTGCGCGAGCATCCGTTTAACATTTTCGAGATGAATGTGATTTTCGTGACCATCCCGTGATATGGCCGATGACGAGCAGCTTGATTCTTCGGGGCGGCAATTTTCCAAAGACTTCTTCGGAACTCCGCAAGAGGACATCACGAAAGAAAGTCGAGATTTTCTCGAACAGAAAAGATTGCAGGACGCTCTACGCGATGCCAAGCCAGCAATTCTAAAGGATCGCCGAGGAGTTTTCGAGTCCGCACCGTTACCACCGTCAAGGACGCAGAATCAGCCGCTACGAAGTGATTTCGGTAACGGCTCGGTAAATCGTCAGCCGCCGAAATCCGATTTTCCTGAACTGACTACGGCATCCGTTACGCAAGTTAAGGGCGTGTCGATACCGAAGATCACCTTCATTTGCAGCGACGTTTCGGTTGCGGAAGGTGATCCGCCGGTTGTTTCGAATAAAGTCCACGTCGCCGATGGTGAAATTAACGGTGAATTGCCTGCCGGGATGGGGGCGGGTAATTTCGTACTCGATCTCACGGACCCGACGGACCAGTTCATTTACGCATACGTGACGTTCGATCCCGAAACGCTCGCCATCACGTCGCGCACCGTGGCGGCCACCGACGTAGGATCAATGCCCGAATCGCGCGTTGACGAAGGCGGTGGATTCCTCGTTTACATATTGGCTGAAGCGTTCATGGACGATAATGTGCCGCCAAAGTTTCAGGTCGTGAACCGGCGCGTTGGGGATATCAATTTCGAGCTGGTTTACGGATCGCTCAACGGTCAGCCGGCGCTCCTACCGGTCACTTCCGAACCTGGCTTCCTCGATCTAACCAGTCTACTTTAATGGCAGTAACTCACTGCAAGGTTCCATATCTGGTTGGAACGAAGGTGCTGCGCGATCACCAGTACATGCCGACGCTGACCAAGGACGAATACATAATTCTTTTCGGTGGAACGCCGGGCAACCCAGCAGACGAAGCGTCATATAATTTCAACCATCCGATTGGGGTAAGCCTCGAAATGATGCAGCGCTTAGCTTGGCGTGTTCGGGAATGGACGATAGCGGCAGGATCATGGTCGAGTCGGTTCATCATTATCGATGGACCGATTCAAGAACCAGGAAATTTCGCTTTTGTTGACGCAACGGGCACTACGGCAGAATTCAGTTTTGGTCAGAGAATGACGGCAGCTAACGACGATCCTGACGTATTCGGGAAAAGCGAACGTTCAATCATTGGGCCGTGGGAACTTCAGTCATTGCGAGGTGATTTTTTCCCACGTTTACCTGCACCGAGTCAATTTATTTGGAAAACTCTCAGAAATCGCGGGGTAGACGCAAAAGTTGATTCTACTTATCCGGCAGATTTAGGTCACCCGAGAATGAATCATCTCACCTCTTATTTCATTGAACCCGATCCTCCGCATCCTCCTTTTGATCCCGTTACGGAAACTAACGGAGGCGGATTCGCGCATACATTAGGAATGGAGATCAGGTTTAGAATGCTCAGCGATTACGTCGTGTTCGATCCAGTCACCAAATTATTCTACCCTAATATGATTTTCGGTGTGTTTGTTGAGACGGTTCCCGATGGTTCAATAATCCCCGATGGAATAATATTCAACGCAGAATTTCAGTCCGAATTTGAGGCCGACGGATCGCCTGGAGGAAGTCACGGAAGCGGAACGTTCACGATAGACGCCGGAGAAGGAAATACGGTCGATGTGCCGATAGCTGTGGCGAATGGCGGACGTTTTACCGCGGGCGCATACGGCGTGACCATGACGGCCACAAAGTTTTGGGAATTTAGAAATTCACTCGGGCAACCCGTTTATGATGAACTGACGGGAGTGCAGATCGCTGATCCGTTCGCTTGACATGTCAATTACAGCCGATGAACCAATTTCATGGCTTGCATCGGCCCAACGGGAGCAACTGGCGTCACCGGTCCAACTGGACCAACTGGAGCGTCGTCAACGGGCGCGACTGGGCCAACAGGAATTAAGGGCGTAACGGGCGTAACGGGATCTTCAGGGGTCACGGGCGTCACCGGAGCGAACGGTCTAACCGGCGCCACGGGACCGAGCGGAGCCACTGGAAGTACTGGCCCAACGGGAATTTCAGGTCCGATTGGCACCACGGGTGCCGGCGTTACGGGCGCAACTGGCGCGAGTGGCGTCACGGGTCCAACTGGCGTCACTGGTCCATCTGGAGGTCCGACCGGGACGACTGGTCCGACTGGGCCGCAAGGAAATACTGGCGTCACGGGAACAACTGGGCCAACTGGGCCATCTGGAGGGCCAACAGGGGCCACTGGGCCAACTGGGCCTACTGGAGTGACGGGAGCGAGCGGGACCACGGGCCCAACGGGCATCGGCACGACGGGCACAACGGGCGTTACGGGTTCAACTGGTCCGTCCGGAGGACCAACGGGCGTTACTGGAGCCACTGGGGCCACTGGTCCCGCGGGAATCACGGGAGCGACAGGTCCGACCGGGGCGGGCGTCACGGGAGCCACGGGCCCAACTGGCGGCGGCGGCGGCGGCGTGTCCTATATTCTCGTCGAAGATCAGAAAACGACCAATACAAATGGCGGAGATTTCAATAGTGGTGCCTGGCAAACACGGGATTTGAACACAAAAGTTGCCGATACTGGAAGTAATGCCTCGGTCGCCTCGAACCAAATCACGCTCGCGGCCGGCACGTATCGAGTTTTCGCATCGGCTCCGGCCTACGCGGTTGGACGACATCAAACCCGACTTCAAGATATTACCAACTCGGCAACACTCATCATGGGAACGTGCGAGTACGGCCAGGGATTAGCCGAAGGAAGATCGTTTATCGCAGGACGATTCACGTTGAGCGGAAGTACGATTATCGAATTGCAACATCAGGGAGAAACGACCAGCGGCGGCGGGTTGGGATTCGGTATTGCGACTAATTTCGGGACGCACGAAACCTATTCGCAGGTGCAGCTCGGCAAAGAATAGTTTACGATTTTCGTTGACGGAATTCAGTGAGAGTGATTCACTATGATTCACCGTGACTGAAATTTCGCTACCGGAGCAGCTCCTCAGAACGCTAAAATCTGTTCAATCTGGACTCGAAACTAGCGAGCAGATTTATCGTCACGACAAAGACCGCCGGGTTATCGGTCGCGGCGCGATCAACAAACGGCTGGAGAAATTGCGTGCGTTAGGATTTATCACGCGAGAGCGCATAGGCGTTTTTATTAAATACAAACCTTCAAACCTTCGTGGGACAAGAAACCTAAGCGTCAAGCGCAAGTAACATTCTCACCGTTGCGCTGTGCCAGCCCCGCGAACTTTTTTATGATAACCGAAACCGCAACTCAACCTAAGCGAACCAAGCGCTCTACGCTCGCCAAAGAGCTGGATGCGCTCAGTGAGCTAATTAAACTGCTGAAACCACTGACTAAAGATCAGCGGGACAAAATCATCTCTGCCGCGCAGGAAATGCTGGCACCGAGCGAGCTGGAGAAAAGTATGGATGTTGGATAATAATTATGAACGAACTAGCCGAAAAACGTAAAGACATCCGATCCGTAATGGAAGGAATGAAAGGGCAATTTGCCCTCGCCCTTCCAAAGATGATGACCATTGACCGATTCCTTCGAGTCGCGCTGACGTGCGTGAATAAGAATCCTAAGCTGCTTCTCTGCACTCAAGAGAGTTTACTTGCGTGCCTTCTGGACTGCGCAGCTCTCGGAATCGAACCGGATGGTCGGCGCGCGCATCTGATACCTTACGGGCAAGTCTGCACGTTGATCATCGATTACAAAGGAATTGCCGAGCTTGTCCGTAGGTCTGGAGAGGTATCGACCTTGCATTGCGGCATCGTTTATCCGTCGGACGATTTCGATTACGCTTTCGGAACCGGCCAGTTTCTAAAGCACCGTCCAACGATGATGCCGCGCGAAGGCGAAAAGCCACTGTGCGTTTACTCATACGTGAAACTCAAGGACGGACAGGAAGATTTCGATGTCATGTCGATAGAAGATGTCGAACGTGTTCGGAAACGGAGTCGCGCTGGCACAAATGGACCTTGGGTAACGGACTTTGACGAGATGGCGAAAAAGACGGTTTTCCGTCGGCATTCAAAATGGTTGCCGCTATCTCCAGAGCTACGCGACAAGCTGGAAAAAGACGACGAGCCTTTAACCGAGCAGGAACGTTTAGCCGCGGCTAAACCAGCGCAAGTGTCTAATATTCAATTCGGAGAAGCGTTATCTCCGGAAGCAACGGAAACCGCAGCAGGGAATGCGGCAACTCCAAAGCGAAACAGACGGACAAAGGCCGAGATGGAAGCTGCCAGAGCGAAGGAAGAAAAACCAGAAGCGCCTGCAACCGCGACGCCGCTGGAGGGTCTAACAAATCTAATGAGGACCAGCTTAATTTTGGAAAAGGATTTGCTCGTTTATCTTTTCGCCCAGCTTGTAATCGAGCAAGGCGATACACTCGCGACGTTATCAGAAGAAAAGATCAAGTACGTCGTCGATAACTGGGTTGATATCGCGCAGGCGATTAAGAGAGACGAATGAGAACTGGAATTTTCGAAATGCCGATGGCTCAGTACCTCACTGAGCACGGGGTAAGTCAGAGCGCTTTGAAGCACCTCGCGCGTTCTCCGGCCCACTTGCGCGAATATCTCGACCACCCGAAGCCTTCGACGCCGGATCAGATTATAGGAACATTGGAACATCTTCTAGTATTTCAAGATGGACTTTTCGAGTCGTCACACTGGGTTAAGCCTGCTACCTACACGAACAAGAAAGGCGAAATCAAAAAGTGGAATGGGAACGCTACGGAGTGCAAGGACTGGCTTTACGCTCACGAAGATAGACCGGTAATTTCTCAAGATAGCTACGAGTCGATCATCGCGATGCAGAACGAGGTGTTCTTGCATCCGGCAGCCGCGTTGGCCCTCACTCAAGGTAAACCTGAGCAATCGCTTTTCTGTGAGGATGCTGAGACAGGCTTGCAGCTCAAGTGTCGTTGCGACTGGATGAGCGGAAACTCGATCGTGGACCTCAAAAAATGCCAGGACGCGAGCCCGAACGGATTCGCAAAGACGGTCGCGAATTATGGGTATGATCTGCAAGCCGCGGTGAATCTTGAAATCTGCCGCGTGCTCGAGCTAGGTAAGGAGAATTTTATCTTCATAGCCGTCGAGGACAAGCCGCCGTTTGCCGTTGGGGTCTACCAGCTTGACGCGGCATCGGTTGCAGTTGGTTATTCAAAGTTTCGGCGATTGCTCACGAAATATCTCGAATGCGTCTCGACTGACCGATGGCCCGCATACAGTTCAAACATCGAATACCTGAGCTTGCCAAAATGGGCATCTACGGTTGAATTCAACGCGCAGCTTCTCGAAGATCAGCCGGCTGTTCCCGCTTTGGAGGTATGAACCTATTTATTGGAGTGAGTATTGGACTATGGCTACTTGGATTTGCCATTTATGTTACCAGTCTTGAAGAACGAATTAAAGCTTTAGAAAAGAAGTTGAGATGACCGACTACGAACGCGCTGACCACGAGGAGCTTGAAGAAGTTGAAGTCACACGAAAATGCGGCCGCTGTTCGGACGAATTCCTGAGCGTGCCTCGCAGGGTTCGGCCACTATTCATCCCGCTAATGTGCGATAGCTGTAATAAAATTATTGGCGATGAACGCAAAAATACAAAGCTATGTCCGACATCGGCACAATCCTAGATACAATTAGCAAGAGAGCGGAAGCAGCGACACCGGGGCCGTGGGAGTTTGAAAATCGACCTGATAATCAATTTGTGAACGCCGGAAACATTAACATTTGCGCCCTAGCTGGAATCTTTGCGCACACAGAGGATTTTCAATTCATCGCAGCCGCCAGAACAGACGTACCCGCGCTAGACAAAGCACTGCGAAGAGCAATGGAATGCGTGAATTACATGGCAGTTTCAGGAACATTCTGCACGCGAGCACTTGAAACGAAAGACGAGATCGCTTCAATCCTTTCGGGTGGAAAGCCATGACCACCAAAAATAAACAACAGCAGCACACGCCGACGCCGTGTTGTGAGCACGACCATAATAAAGACGGGAATTGCGACCGACATCCAGAAGGGAGGCCAAGGGTGTTTGACGACGAGAAACAACAGCGGCAAGCGGAAATTAAACACCTCACTGAATCGAGAAAAGCGCTGCTTGAGGCGTGCAAAAAGCTCGCATCCAGACTCGATGGAAGTCCTCGGAACATGACATATCAAATTACTGACCCTGAATTAGTGTCGATAGCTGACGCAGCCATAGCATTGGCAGAGGAAAAGCCATGAACGACATCGACACAATCCTGAACGCTCTCAGCCAGAGAGCGGAAGTGGCGACATCGGGGCCATGCGAACAAAAATGGGAGAAGTCTAATCTCAATTACTGGCATGGAGAATACCAAGCCCGACTTAGATATATGGCGGAAGCCTTAGAGGAAAGCGAAATTTGGTTGCTCTACGTCACGTCCACGACAGACAGTGATACTTACCTGAAAGCTGATAGCACACTCCAAAAAGTAAGATCATCCCTGCAATATAAACCAAGCAACGAAGTTTTGGAAGGCGAGAAAAGGAAAACGAAACCGATCCTTTGCCATCGGCAGCCAGAATCAGACGTGCCCGCTCTAGTCAAAGCAGTGCGAAGGCAAAGAACTATTATTTCGGGTTTGATGTTGTCGCTTCGAGATCCACGCGCGGAAATGTATGACGCCGAGATCGCTTCAATCCTTTCAGGGAATGAAAATAGTAAGCCACCTGCTCGACATTAACGGCAACTGTTCCCGGTGCGCATTGCGACTCAACGGTCTGCCACTGCACGCCATAGTTCCGGCTGAAATTGGCGACCGAATTGGTGTCATATCGGATCTCAAAACTAGCGAGAATAGTGCATACATCATTTTGAAACCTGAGCACGACTCGAACCAGCTTTGCATCCCGGTCGCGAAGGAGTCCATCCCGTGAAAATAAAGCTTGCTGGCGTAATATTATAGTAATATATGACGGATTATGTATTGCAAGCTCTTCGCTTCTCTCTATCAAGGAACGTTGCGCGGGGCGTCGCATGAAATTCTGGTTTTCACCAATCTGCTGGCCCACGCCGGCCGGGATGGCGTGGTCGACAAGCATTTTCGGGCCATCTCCGAAGAGACGGGATTGACGGTCAACGAGGTGAAGCAGGCCATACTCACGCTCGAGTCTCCAGATCCGGAAAGTCGCTCTCCCGACGAGGACGGCGCCCGCATTGTTCGGATGGACGAACACCGCGTATGGGGTTGGCGGGTAGTTAATTACGGGAAATATAGAGCCATACGAAGCGAAGAAGATCGGGCCGAACAAAACAGAATTTCGCAACAGCGATGGCGTAATAAAAATAAGCCAGCGTCAGCCACAGTAAGCCATGATAAGCCACGGTCAGCCCAAGGAGAGGGAGAAGCAGAAGCAGATGGAGAGAGAAGAGGCGCGAACAAGTCGCGCGCGCCCTCAGATGATTTGGAATGGATGGCCGGACTCCGAGACGATCCTGCCTACAAGGGCGTCGACGTTGCCCGTGAGCACGCAAAAGCCGTACGGTGGTGCAAGGAGAATCGTCGGCAGCTCAGCCGGAGGTTTTTTATCAACTGGCTCAACAATGCTGATCGGAACCTCGATGTAAAATTCAAGCCGGGGTCGACGACCGTTAAACCGGTGCCATGTCGACCAAAAGAATTGACTGACGAGCAGATCGAGAAAAATAAGGCGTTCATCAGGAAGAGCGTCGGAAAGCTAAAAACTCAGATGGGAGATTCACTTTTATGAAAATCGAAAATGGAATGGTGATCGACGAAACGCGTCCGTGGCTCGGCGGGTTCAAACCCGGTCCGCTTGGTGATGAGGCAACGTATTTCCCTAGCCTGTGGATTTACCTCGTGGAAAAAATGGGCATCAAATCGGTCTGCGACATAGGGTGCGGAGCGGGAATAGCCGTCAAATTCTTCGAGGAATTGCTAGAGCCCAGTGACGTCATGGGAATTGACGGAATCGCGCAGGATCACCCGTCAATCCTTGAGCACGATTACACGCTCGGCCCGTTCGTACCTCTCGGCGGCGATTACGATTTAGTGTGGTGTTGCGAATTTTTAGAGCACCTGGCCGAGCAATACCTGCCAAACATCCTTTCGACGATTCGATGCGGGAAACTAGTATTGTTGACGCACGCGGAGCCGGGACAAGCAGGGCATCACCACGTCAATTGCCAGACCGCAGATTACTGGAAAGGCGTCATGGCCTCGATCGGTTACCGATATGACATCAACGTGACGCAAGTGTGCCGACTGAAAGCTGCCGAAAATACGTCGCCCTGGAATCACTTCACCCGCTCCGGCATGGCTTTTGCGCGACATGAAATTTTATGAATAAAACAGCGATCATCTATAGCAAAGAAGAAGCTCTAGCGATGGAGCCGCAAAATCGGCCAATGAATTATCGCGTTCCCTCGAAAATCTATCACGACGCATTTGAATTCGCTGGGTCTGCTTCGATGTGCTGGAAACCAATACCAAGTGGAGTATTTTCGTCTGAGGAAGCGGAGAAGTTTACGATAGACTTTCTATTCAAGGTCGCAGCCGAACTTGAAAAAGGTGGGCTTAAATATGAAAATTGGCCGAAGGCGTGGAAGGAGCCCACATAAAACGCGGTCTTGAGATCACGATGGCACAGGCGCAAGCGCACGCCACACGGCACGGGTACCAGCTCGACAGTTTCCGGAATACTCCGACGTCGGCGGCGGCTTCCCAACTCGATAGCGGTCATCCTAGAACGTCCAATATAGCCAAAATCGTCAAAAAAGACCGAATGACGCGGCCGGAGCGCGAAATGGCCCTTATTCTCGAAGCGAAAAAACGGCGTGGCGAGATCCTGGAATGGCGGTTCGAGGGTATTTCGCTGGCTTGGGGCGTAGATCCTGAGAATGGAAAGCAAATGTGGTACACGCCGGATTTTTACGTAGTGAAGGAAGAATTACGAGCTAAAAGCTTTTCGTCGTACGTGTGCCTACTTGAAACTAAAGGGGCTAAACTTTTCAACGCGCAGCTTGTCCGGTTCCGCGGTTGTCGCGCCTGCTGGCCGAACTTCCATTTTGAACTACACCAGCTCGAAAAAGGAACGTGGAGTCGCGTCGAATGACCTCCCTCGAATACCCAAAAAACTCCGGACATCTTTACACCTGCGAGCACGTTGCCGGCAATGTCGTGTGCGTCACTGCTAAAGTTGGCGTCATTACGTGGAAAATTACGACAATCGCTCCAAGAGCAATTTCTTGGCTGTGCGACCGGTCCCTGAAACGCTCCAAAGCAACGCAGCTAGTCGAATCGTGCCTGGCGCCGGATGAAACTATTTCCATATGAATGATATTTCCCTGCTTACCGATGAGGAACTGAACACCAAGATTTCGGAGTGGTGTGGATTTACCAACGTTCATCCAGTCATCGTTAAGAACGTCAAGTTTCACGGTGACGATAGAAAGTGTGGAATCACGTCAGATCAAGGTTGGATTCCCGACTACTGCCATTCCCTGGACGCAATGCACAAAGTTGAGAAGTTACTCGACTCAGAGGATCAACAGCGGAATTACGTCTGCGCATTAGTTCAACTTCCCTGGAGTAGCGCATGGAGTTTCACGGATGCAGCAAAAGCGGTAACGGCAACCGCAAGACAGCGAGCCGAGGCTTTTGTTTTAACGATGCAGCCGTGAAACGACTCCTTAACAGATTGGTTCTTGCGCGCTCGCCCAAACAGCCGTATTGGCCTTCCATTATGGCTAACTTGAACTTGATACTTTTGGTATTTTCTTTTGTGCTCTTTTTTATCGCGTGCTGGCCGGCCGCTGGTCCGTACTGGAATCGCCTCATTGCCGCTGGTCTGACGTTCTTCGTTGCGGCCGAGCTGTTCGGCGGGATCTCGCATTTCATTCACTAAAATAACGCTTGACTTATTGCCAGACTTCGATCAATCTGGCGTAAGTGAAAGACACTCTAGGTCGAAACAACCGCATTCTCGCGGATCGCAATTGCCATAAATGTGGAAAAATCTTTCGACCCGTTCGAAGATCATCCAAATATTGCAGTTTGCCCTGCATGTGGTCGAACAACGGGGGCCAGAATCGAAAAGAAGTAGTATGCTGGTGGAAGAATAAGAAGGGGTATATCGAGGGTCGCGTTTGGATTAACGACCGTGCCGTTCATTCTGCGAGAAATGCCAAACGCCCGCCGTCTGCTACCGATCGACTTGCACCAAGCCGGCCAAAATCAAACTGTGCAGGTGGTGCAAATGATACGATTTATCTTGCATATACGTTTCCGGTGGTCTATTCTCGTGTCCATGAACAACACAACTGGCGCACAACGCCACAATAAAAGGCAGGATGCAATCTGGGAAAAAGCGAAGGCGATTGAAGCGGCTAAGAAAGAATTGCCAGCGTTTAAAGTGGTTTACGACGACGGCTCAAGCTACGTCACGTCAATATGAGCCACGTAACCTAGAACAGATTCGATGCGCAAGAATATCGTGCCGGATTTGAGCGTGTGCATCAAATACCAGCTTGGAGGCAATCACGTTCCTACAGCGGTGGCAGAACTGCGCAATATCATCGACGTTTGCGCAACTGCTCCGAGTCGCGGTTACGAGACAGCTATTGACGACGTTCACAGATGCGCTGCTCATGGCCTAAAGGCGCTAGGAGCCGATCATCTATGATCTTCGGTATCGTTATTATCCTCGCAGGAGTTTGTGCCATCATCGCAACAATTTATCAGGACCGGGACAAGCCATGACGACAAAACGCAAGCGCAGACACGTAATCTGGCCTCTGCGCTTCACTGCTGCGGACATGCGTCTAATTGCCAGAGCGTCGAAGAAACGCGGCCGGTTGCGCGGCCAATGGATGAGGGAAGCGATCCTGCACGCTGCTATGCACGAAGTTTCAATTCCATCGATCTAATGCCGCTTGACCTGTGTTTTACGTCCAACTGGAAAGGCAAAAGCTTCGCCCGTATCGAATTCGACGAATCAATCGAAAAGCAGATCGGCCGCTCAGATTGCCGATTGGGCGAGCTACGCTGCCCCTGGCCACCCGGATCCGACGCAAAGCAATGGCAGGCCGGATTCGATCAAGAGCGCGCTTCATGGCCCCAACCGCCAGAGCCAAAGAAAAGACGAAAATCTTATTGACAGCGCCCTCGCCCTTCCGTATTCGTCCAGTAATTCAGAGCCGGAACGCTCAGAAACAAACTCGCACAATGACCACACTTTTTATATGCCGCTCGGGAGAGGCTTCAAGCCTCGGGGTCCGCGATTACCTTTCTGAACCCGAGCGGCGCCTTTAACTGGGCGCGCCCTTTCTGGATCGGTAGCACCTCGGCGAATCGAGTAATCAGTGGGTCTCTTGGTCGGCGCCGTTGTGGGTCAGGGATTCAGCGAATACCCGGCATGAAATTAACCGCTAGCCGGCACTCAGCTTTCCCGGCGGTAACGGTCTCCGCTCTCAGTTTTAACTTTTGGGGCAAATTTACCCTTTATCCCTTTTGGGGGATAGAGGGGGTACGTACTTGCCTTGCGCATTCTCGATCCGAACCGTCAACTCTCCAGACAGGGAGGAAAACTTCGAGTGTGCTCTCGATTTACCGCTTTCATCAAAAAACGACGCTCCACGTTTGCCCATACGTCGCTTGACTGACACCTCCCTACCCTTTACCCTCGGTTTTAATGAACCCAGACCGACCAGCCGAATTAATCGCCGAGCTTCCGCCAGTCAGTTTCTCGGAACGTACTTACCAACTCCGGCAACTTGGCCCCGATCGCTTCGCCTGGGTTTGGGATGATTCCAGAGAATTGATTGGACCAATCTTCGTAACGGCCGGACAAGCTCAACTGTGGCAGCAAAATCGAATCGGTCATCGTTATCTAACCAAAATCACATGACGGACGAGATAGATTGGCCTGGCATCCGCGCCAACGCTGTCCATGTTGGTGTCCGCGAAGCCGCTCGCCAAGCTGGCGCCGATCTCTCGCCCATCGAACAAAACCGTTTCGTCGAACGAGTTATGAAACGCTCTGGCCGCGAAGGATGGATTCAACACCTCGCCGAAGCTAAAGCCGCGGCCGCCATCTCGCCGGCCAGTTCGCTCCCGTTGTCCGCATCCGTCCGCACAGGTGCCGATTCGGCCTCTATTGCCTTAGCTGAAGCCTCAAAAGAGACTAAAGCTAACCTTGTCAAAGCCGCCGGCAACGCTGCCAAAGTGTTTGCAAGTCGCACAGGCTCAAAGGTTATCGAGTCAGCGCAAGCACTGAGGCACATCACTGCGGCCGCCAGTACGCTGCACGGCTGGGAAGAGAAGAAGGATGCCGGGCTCACATTGCAGCTCGGCATCTCGGTCGGCGGCATGCAATGAACTGTGTATCAGTGGGTTAAAGTAGTCCGCGCCGTCCGCAACGCTCTCAAGTCTGATAAGTGCAATACAATAATGGTCATATAAAATAGAGTTGTAAACCATTGGAGATCAATGGTCTGTTCTCATCCCTGCAAGTAACAGTGGGTAAACGGACTTCTTACGTAGCCTCATCCGTGCGAATGGTTAGCGTCGCCATGCCACGCGTGCCAACAGCCTGGCAGCTCAAGCTCGATCGATGATCACGATGCCCATCGCCGCGACCACGTTGACCGCTACAGACCTTAAAAGAGATTCCTTTGTGACCGGTGGGGGCCGGCAGGGTGGACGCCCCCATGTGCGGCCAGAGCGGAGTAGAAGCCCGTGTAAAATTTTTCTTGCCCAAAAGGAATGAGTAAGATACGGTGGTGACCAAATGAGATGTACCGAGTGCGGGAAGAAGGTAGGCGGGTTGTTTAGCGACGGGCGGTGTTTTGGGTGTCACCAGACAAACGTGGTGGTGCCGTTTGGGCCGGAAGGGGAAGAGAATCCAAAGGTGGAGCGAGTGGCGAAGCGGCATGCCAGGCGGATTGGCGAACCTGTGGACCACGAGAAGAAGGCACGGGATTACATAGCAGATCAGCAGTCAATGGAATTTCAGGTAGTGGGCTACTTTGAATGACAACACGGCACATCATCCCAATTTCCGGTAAAGATTCGCTCGCGACCGCGATTTGGCAGACCGCGCACGAGCCTGAGTTGCCCTACGAATTTGCGTTCAACGACACGCGCGCGGAACTGCCGGAAACCTATGAGTGGTTGGCGCGCGTCGAGAAGGTGCTCGGCATCACAATCATCCGTATCGGGAAATCGCTAGAGCAGGTGATTGACGAACAAGGCATCCTGCCGTCTCCGCGCATACGGTTCTGCACCGAACGGTCAAAGATTCGCCCGATGGATAGGTTCATCGGGAGCGACAACGCCATCGTCTATTTCGGCCTTCGTGCTGATGAACCCGAACGGGTGGGAGCATTCAAGACGGCAAAACTGACCCCGCGTTATCCGCTCCGCGATGCTGGCATTGGCCTGTCCGTCGTCTATCGCATCGTGGAAGCACGGGAGCTGATGCCTCCGGCCTTCTTCTGGCAGAGGCTTTACGACGCCGTAGCGAAGCAAATGGGCGAGGTAATGGCGGTCGTGGAGTCTTGGCCCGCGTGGATGAAGGCGCGTGTGTTCGCGTGGCGCTCCCGGCCCAACTGCTACTTCTGTTTTTTCCAGCGACGTTATGAGTGGGTCGGTTTACTGGAGTTCCACCCTGAGCTTTTCGACAGAGCGGAGGCGATTGAGCTTCGTGTCGGCAACGGTCCTGAGTTGAGGCGATCCACTGGATTCCAGTGGATCGCAGAAGGCTACCCGCTCTCAAAGATCAGAGAGAACGCCGAGGCCATCTTCGTGAAGCGGGTGGCGGCCATCTGCAAGCTGATTAACGACGCCCGCCAAGGCGATCTATTTCAGGCTGCGCTTGATGAAATGGACATGGCGGGAACGTCGTGCGGACTGCTCTGCGGGAAATAAAACCCATGCCAAACAATGAACAAAATCAAAGTAGCCCACTACCGAATTTCACATAGGCCCGCCGCAAGAGAGTGATTGACATTGGTGGGTGAGTCTGCGTTGATGGGTGGCGTTGTGGAGAAGAAAAAGATCAGTCGGCAAGAGCGTTGGAGGCGTAAGAACAAGAATCACGTAGCGGCGTACATGAGGCGGTGGCGGGCGAAGAGGAAGCGGAAGAAGGGATTGGTTTAATGGGATATGGCACTTGTAAAATCAAAATTACAATTTGGAAGAGAGCCAACGGAATTCACCGATCTGCAACTTCATAAATTTTGGTCTAAAGTTGACTTCAGTGGTGAATGTTGGGTTTGGACTGCATGCAGAATCAAGGATGGCTATGGACTAGTTTTACTTGGGGGTTCTTGCCAACTAGCCCATCGAATCAGTTTTGTGTTATCGAACGGACCAATACCCCGCGGATTGTACGTTTTGCACAAATGCGATAAGCCGGCGTGCGTAAACATCGATCATTTGTTTCTCGGTACGCAATCCGACAACATGCGAGACATGCGAGCGAAGGGAAGAAACTCTCCTCCTAAAACGGGCGACCAGCATTGGACAAGAATTCATCCTGATAAAGTCCCGCGAGGATCGAGCCACTATTTAAAAAATCATCCCTGGTTGGCAGCAAGAGGAGAACGGAACGGACAAGCAAAACTCACCTCCCAACAGGTCGCAAAAATTCGATTATTACATGCGGCTGGAAACGATACTTTTAGAAGTCTTGGCGTAAAATTCAAACTCGACCGAAGCACTATTGGCGACATTGTTCACCGCCAAATTTGGAAGCACGTTCAATGAGCTTAGTGATTCGCGACACGAGTTCGGTTCCGCCTGATCGGTGGAGCTATTACGTTGCGGCGACGTTGCACAGAATCGAGTCTCCAAACTGGAATGCGCTGTACGATTTGGTGTCGAGGCATTGCGTTGTGAACGGTGTGCCGGTGCCGAGTTTGCAGGATGTTGTCGATCAGGTGTGCCGCGAACTTCACGTAAATTGCTACGATGATCAGACGCGGCAGCCGTTGGTGAACAAGTTTTCGTTGGGGTTGCCGCACAAACCGAGTTCGTGTTGTTCGAAAACCTTAAAATAGTGACGATCTTCCAATTTTGCCTGGCCAGTTTGGCGACGTATAGACTTGTTGTGCTTTTCGCAAGGGACGCGGGTCCGTTCGGTCTTTTCAAGAAACTGCGCGCGCTGAAGGGAATCGGGCCGATGGTTGGCTGCCCGTATTGCATTTCGATTTGGCTGTCGGCAAATATCGAAGCGGCGTTCTTCGTCTCTGGCGTTCGCGACATTCTTGTGGTAAGCATCGCAATCGTGTTTGCGCTCTCCGCCGTTTCGCTAATTTTGGATCGCACATTTACTTCCGATTTTCAGAACTGATATGGGATATCAATTTTCTCTCTTATGATCACACCGACCAAAGGCCGATTGATCGTTTCGGTTCCGTTGCCCGACAAGATGTCGAGCGTGATCGAGGTGCCTGATCAGTTCAAACAATCGCAGACGGCCCGAGTTGTATCGGCCAATTCGAAGTTGCCAGTCAAGACTGGCGACAATGTTTTGCTTCATCCTAACGCCGCATGGACGAACATTGTGCATGACGGCGAACCGATGAGAGTAGTCCTCGAGGAATACGTTCTTGCGGTCATGGAATAATTTATGGCCCAGGGCGAGATTCCACGGGATTTTGAAGATCAAGAGGGTGGCGGCGTAATTGTCTCTCCGGAGCGCTTTAAGAATGCGGGAGAAATTGCAGATTGCTGTAACGAAATGGTCGATGCCGACCGTCAACGGGCGCCTTGGAGAGCGTCGATCGATGGTCTAATTGACGGCAACGCGACTTTCAAGCTTTCAACACTCAAGGCAAAAGGCCAGGCGTGGCGCGCGAGGTGCAACTACCGCGGCGCCGAGGGCGCGCTGCAATCCGTTCAGACTCCGTTCTACGATCTCGTAACTGAAGTCGATCCGTGCGTCGAGGTAATGCTCGACTTTGGGAAAGGGGTCGATCAAGCCGATTGGGCGAATGCGATCGCGTCAGATTTCCATTGGATGTTGATGAAAAAATGGCGTGAAAGTTTTAATTTCCACATCCAACTTCAACAGCTCGAAATGTTAAAGCACGGCCTCGGTTGCCATATCTGGCCGGGGAAAAAGAGTTGCTGGTGCCCGGACACGCCAGCGACCGGCATGGTCCTCTTTCCCGATGGAGTAACGATCAATCTCAAGGAAAAGCTAGATTACTTCATGCTGCGCGATTTCCTGCCAGGGTTCGCGCTTTACAAACACATCCGAAACGAAGAGGCCGCTACGAAGCTTGGTTGGAACGTCGATACGGTTTGGCAGGCGCTCGCGCAATCGAGTAAAAACCAGTATCGCACCACGGGCGGCACGGGTCGCTACACGGCAGAGCAGGCGCAGCGCGAGTATAAAGCGGGCGACATCGGGACGAGTAACAGCCATCAATCGGGCATCTGGTTGAACCACCTTTTTGTAAAAGAGATCGAGACTGGCATGATCAGCCAGTACACGGTCGCCGAGGGAATCGTGGTCAATGGCCCGACTGGCGGCAAGACGGACGATCCGTGGGCGAGCTGTCTTTTTCGTAAACGGAACAAGTTCGACGAGTGGCCGCTCGTCATTTTCCCCTATGGAATAGGGAACGCCGGACTAATCCATACGATTCGCGGCCTCGGTGCGCGCACGAAAGATTTCTTCGAACTAATGAACCGATTGACCAACGCGGAGGTTGATCAAGTTCTCGTCGGGTCGTTAATGACAGTCAAACAAACGGGTGCGCAAGATCCCGATAAACTCAGACTAACTCGGATCGGCATGATGAACATTATCCCGCAAGGTCTTGAGATTGTGCCAGGTGTTCAATTCCCGCCACTCGACAAGGGTCCGATTGCGCTCATCCAGCAACTTGAGCGCGGCTATCAGACGAACAATCAATCGTATTTGCAGGGAACGCCGGAGCCGGTTGACCGCGAGACTGCTACATCATTCTCCTCGCGTACGCAGAATTCAGGTCAAGTTTCGAAAGGAATCCATTCGCTTTACGCTGGCAATTGGCAGCAGGCGCTTGAGCGTATGCTCGTCACGGCCGCGAGTCCGCAAGCTGCCGTTGGAGACAGCTACGATGCGGAACTTGCCAGGGCGTTTCAGGAACGCTGCATCCGGCACGGTGTCCCAAAAGAGGCGTTGGTTCACATCGAGGAAGTAAACGAAGTCTTGAGCACCGGCGCCGGGAGTCCTGCGGCACGTATCGACGCGCTATCGACGATCTTCGAAAGAATTTATCCAACGACGACCGAGCCCCGAAAAATCAACATTGAACGAGATTTGGTGGCGACGTTGGTTTCGAGTTCGAAAGTTGATCGGTATGCGCGCAGCCATGACGACAATAATTTACCTGACGAAGATTCGTCTTTGGCCGTTGTGGAAAACAACGGGCTCGCGAGTGGTGGCGATGCGCTCGTGTCGCCGCAACAAAATCACGTCGAACATCTGACCGAGCACGGGAAGAAGGCGCAGGAGATCGTTCAGGCCGTAATGGCTGGTCAAATGGACCCCGAGCAGGCGTTGGCGATCATTCAGAAGTTTGGCGCGCACATGGCGGATCACTTGAAGGCTTTGTCGGGCAATCCTATGAGAAAGGCCGAATTCGAGCAGCTTCGTAAGGAGTGGGTCGCTCTTAGCGTCATCGCAGACAAGTTGCAGCAGCAAATTTCTCAACATCAAAATTCGAACAAACAACCGCCAAAAGAACAGATATCGGATTCGCTAAAAATCGGTCAGGCCAAGGTCGCGGCCTCGGAGCGAATCGGCATGGCGAAAGTAGCATCCAAGGGTCGAATTGACTTGAGTAAATTAGCAATAGACTCGAAAATAAAAGCAGCCGAACTGGCAATGAACGGCAGCCGGAAAGTTGCAGCATAATTTGTGACTCCACATCAACGTAATCACCGGTTCACCGGCATCAAAACGTTTGAGCAAAGTGTTGAAGATTTTTGGACAAAAGTTGATTCTAAAAATTTAGCTGATCCAACGAAATGCTGGGAGTGGACTGGGTTCAAAACACCATTCGGACACGGTGTAGCAAGTTTCCAAGGGAAACAAATCGGAGCGCATAGAGCCTCTTTTTTAGTTCACCACGGTGCCATTCCAGATGGATTATTTGTTTGCCACCGCTGCGATGTTCCAGCATGCGTAAATCCAAATCATCTCTTCCTTGGGACTCAACGCGACAACATGATCGACTGTCGTGACAAAAAACGGTTGCGTGGATTTATTACAAGCCCAGTCCGAGGAGAGGCGACAAAGCATAATAAACTCAACGAGATTCAGGTTCGTGAAATCCTTACCTCGAAAGATGCCGGTCGGACATTCGCCAGAAAATTCAAAGTTGCAGAAGCGACAATTTCAAGAATTCGAAATCGAGTGAACTGGAAGCATATTTCGGTATGAGTCCACTCGAAACCTTCCAAAACCAATTCGGGCGCGACTGGGCAGAACTCGTCGGCACACCGGCTTTCTCCGCCGCGCTCGCGTTGGCGCACAGCGAACGGATTCAGAAGATAACGATTCTGACCGATGACGAGATTGCGATGCGCGGCCAAATTATTCTGGCCGATCTGCGCGGGCATTTGCTTTACGAATCTGCGCTGCTCGGACTGCACGAGAAAAAAGAATTCGTCTTTCAGTCGTTAGGCGAGGAAGAATATCCTGATCCCATCAAGGAAGCGCGCGAGGAAAACATCATCGCGCAGCAAGAGGAATCTCAGTCCACGAGTGTCGCAGGCCCCTCTATTCACGAGCAGATTTTTCCCGAACCTAAACCAAAACGCCGTGGTAGGCCGCCCGGTAAAAGTAAGAAAAAGAAATGACGCAAGGCGAAACGCGCGAATCAGAAGTGGTAGAATGGGACGACGAGAGTTTTAATCACATCTCGCCTCCGCCGCATGATTCAGCGTATTGCGGCCTTCTCCGTGCAGTTAAAGATAGAGGAACGTGGTTGCACAACAGGCCATGCTGCCCAATTTGCTACGCTTTACACAAACAATCAGGACGTAAATTAAGAATATGATCACGCGCAACCGAATGAAATTCATGGAAGGCAATAGCGACGGGTTCGGTGGGAGTGTCGCCGTGGCCGAGCCGCCACCAGCCATGACGCCGTTGGCCGAGATTTACAACAAGTCTCTGGCTGAAGCACAAGGGGAAAAGCACGCACCTTCCGCCAGTGGCCCAACAGGACCGGCAGGAACAACTGGAGCGACAGGACATCAAGACGTTTCGGGTCCGTCAGGTCCAGCCGCTAGTGGAGCAACCGGCCCGGCACCGAAAGAAAAGCCTGCCAGCGCGCTCGACGCCGTTCTGGACGATGCGCCAGCCAGCACGGTCGCAACCGGACCCGCCGTAGCTGATGAGAACGAGTTCTTGAACGAATTGCCCGAAACCCTACCGCGCGAAGGTCGTGGCGCCCATTGGGAGAAGGCCAGGGGCGCGATCAAGACGCAGGGCGCCACCATCTCGCAGCTCACCAAGGAAAGCCGAGAGAAGGACGCGAAGATTCAACAATTGGAAACCGCGCCACCAAAAAACTCAGATGAGGTCGCCGCACTCCAAAAACAGCTCGACGAGTACAAAGACGCCGTGGTGGCGATCAACGTCGAATACGATCCCGAGCACCGGAAAAAGTTCGTGGACGGCCGGTCAGCGCTCATTTCCAAGGCTGCGGTCAAGCTTGACGCGTTCGGCGGCAAAGGCGAACTGATCAAGTCCGCTCTCGAGATGTCCGAAGGCCGTGGCCGCACACAAGCGATCAAGGAAGCGTTGGCCGATCTCGAACCCGTTGAACAAAACCGCGTCTTGCAATTCGTCGGTGAAGTCGAAAAGCTCGACGACGAGAAGGCCGAGATAATGAAAGATCCACAGGGCGCATGGAATAAGCTCCAGAAATCGCAGTCCGACGCGCGACAAGTCGCCGCGCAACAGGCTGAGGAGTACAAAAAAACCGTGTTCGAATCCGTTAGTAAAACGTTGCCATCCAAGATTTTCCTACTTAGACCGGTCGATTCGTCCCTCCCTGACGCTACAGAGCACAACGCCGCAATCGAACAAATCAAGGCCGATGCGTTCAAACTCCTTCAGCCTGATGCCAAACCGGAAGATTTGGTCGAAGCCGCCTACGCCAAACAGGTCGTGCCTAAGTTGCAGCAGTTCTTGATCGACACCCGCGCCGAACTCAAAGCCGCTCGCGCCGCCCTCAAGGAATACGAAGGTGCCGAACCCGGCTTCCGTGGAGGCAAACCCAAAGCCAAGAGCGAGGCCGAACAAAAACTGGATAAGACCCCGGGTCAGCTTTTCACTGAGTCGCTCCGTGAGTCGCGCAGTCACGAATAATTTGACTTGCGTTATCCGGCGGAACAGTAGAATAGGAGAACAATGAACGGCGCAGAGTTTGAACTAGCGCAGCAAGTACTCCGTGCAAATCCGGGCCAGCCCACTTGGGCACGGTGCAATCAGTGCAATGATCCGGCCACGCAGTTTGTGCAGACAGGCCCAGACGAGTTCATTCTTTTCGATGACATGCACGCGCCAGCCTACGCTGAATCTTTGAATCTGAGTGTCGGTCCCGCAATAACTTTGAGTCTGAATGCGACCCCAATAATCTCCGGTGCTCGCCCCTTTCCTAGCAATCCGGCGGCGCTAAGAGAAGCATTGCTGCCGTCCAATCTGACAGATACGGTTTCCAAACTAAGTGGTCCCGGTTTTGCTAAACTTCGTTCCTTAATGAGCGGCAAATTCGGAATCCGCTACCAGTCCACGGGGGTCGCTGCGAACCGCGCTCAAACTCGTATACTCATGCAGACCGTCTACGCATCGACCAAGAATCCCTACATGGTGAATTTTGACCAAGTCATCCTCGACCCATTCACAGGAACGGATGTCGCTGCCACTGGCGTCTTGACGAGCGACAACACTGCACCAGCGGACGGCGCTACGGTGACGATCGGCACGAAGGTCTACACGTTCAAGACGACGCTGACGCCGACCGAGGGTCAGGTTCTTATCAACTCGACGGCAGACGCGGCGCTCCTCAATTTGATTCGGGCGATCAACCACACCGGCACGGCAAACACAGATTATAAATGCGCGGCTGCTAATCCTGACGTAACCGCGGCGAGCAGTGTGACGGCTCACGCTTTCCAAGTGACAGCGACCATACCGGGGGTATCGACCGTGGCGACCACGGAAACCTCGGCTCATTTGAGCTGGGGAGCGGTGACGCTCGTAGGTGGCTCGCGCGCCGGCCAATTCGATCTCGTGGAACGCAATTCGAGCGATGTTGTTACTTTTGATGACTATGGAAACATCGTGCCCGGCGGAAGCCAAGTAACACTCGCAACCAAATCCGGGTTCACGGGCGGGAACACCACGGGCAATTGGTCGAGTCTCGCCAAAGTAATTACGGTCGATAAAACTTATAGTGTCGTTTTTGTTCCAGGTGCGGCTGGCGACGGCAGCTTTTCGATAAGCATTCGGGGGTTAAACACTATAGCCTTGGCGGAGGCATAATTATGGCTGATTTCGGACCTGGGTACGACCCCACTCAAGCCAATTACCTAACAGCCGACGACCAAGCCATCGGCGCATTGATTGGTCTGGCAGCCCTTGGGATGATAGGTATTGGCGCATTTTTTGCAGTGGAACTAACAGTGGCCGAAATCGAGGTTTCAATCGGGGATGAGTTGGTTATTGGTATCAACGGCGGTGAGTACTTTGGAGTCACCCAGGCGGAAGCCGATCTATTTGATACGATGGAGACCGCGGAGGGGCAGTATCTGACCGCAGACGAGGCTACTCAGTTAAATGAACTCTCCAATACAGGGGACGGGGCGCCTCTGTTTAGAGACACGGCGGTTGTTGTAGCCCTCGACCAGTATGATGACTCGTTCAATCAGGATGACGCTAACAGTATGAACGACTACCTTGATAACAGTGTCAGCGGGGATTGTTATAGTGATCCTCCTACTTATTGCGAGGAGTAAAATATGAGCCAACCCCAACATTTACCTTTCCTCAACCGCTTGCTTGTAAATCACGTTATCAGAACGGCTACGACTCGTTCGGTATCATACGTGAACCAAATTGCCGACCAAAATTACACCCGTTCGGCTTACATTCTCAGGATTCTCAGAGCTTCCGTTGGCGTGCAATTGATTGTCTTACGTTTATGCAACGCATCTAGCGAAGCGGGCCAAAAGCAACTTGCGGTTATCTTAACTCTGTTTTTCACTTTGACCCCTGCTAAAAAGGCGGCATTTATCGACTCTTTTAGAACTACTGCTTCGATGGCTGGTGATTCCCTGGTAGATATTGCCCTTGGTACAACCTATGACCAGGGTCACGTTCCGCCGAGATTGCCGCCCTAAAGATTTTTGTTGACACGCTGAAAAATTTGTCGTAGCGGTCTTTTCGAGGCCAGTAGTGTCCGGCTCTTGGAGTGCGGTGCTCATCACCGCACGGAAGGCACTGGTTAAAGGTGTCGGGATTCATCCTTCCCGATAAGCGCGGCGGTCGCATTCCGCCATGCAGCCAACCTTTAACCAACGAACCAACCAATGAAACATCTCTTCAAACTCGCAGCTTATCTCATTGCGCTCGTGACAGTATTTTGCCTGTCCGGGCAGCATTCCGCCGCTGAAAACACTTTCGCCATCGTCGCCCTGATTGGCGGCATGGGCTTCACGCCATCGCTCGTAATGGGCGTTTGCGCCGAATTAACCGCGTTCCGAACGGCTGTGGAATCACTCGATCAACGTGTCCTGAGAAGCCCACGCCTCGGTCGCGCTAATTTTTGGCGTAACATGGTTCCACGTGGAACGTTTATGAAAAACGTCGGTGTCACGCGATCGACGTTCCAAATCAAAGCTTCCGAGCCGCAGGATAACCAGGCGCTTTGGCAGGCAATCACGCTCTCGGCTGGGCTGCCATTGCCAGCTTGCGACACCAATTACGAAGATGTCGGAGTCGGCTACTACGAGCGCACCTGGAGCCCGAAACAGCGCCGGTTCGAGGGTCCGGTAATTTGTAAAGCCGATCTGACGTATCTGCACGAACCCGAGCAGTTCCTCAACGATTACGTGGACGAAATGGGCCGATATATGGCGCGCGTGTGGGAATTCAGTCTGCGCGCCGATATGCTCTATTTCGCCAACTGGTACGTGGACGGATCGAAATACTCCGGGCCGAACGCGCTGGCCACTCTCCCAATCGCTTCACAGGGCATCAGCCAGACGAACCTCAACCTGATGGCCACGGGCCAGATCAACGTCGGCGCCGGGTCGGACCCCGATGGCGGTTACACAGTCCTCGGTCCGAACGGTCCGATTTTCCCGCTCGAGATAGACATGAACGATTCCGAGAAGATCCTCATGGCAAATCCGACGATCCGCGATGACGCTCGGTTCGCCTCGATGGGGCACGACAGCAAGGCCGATTTCGGTCTGTGGCGCGCGATCGGTTGCGAACGGGTGATCGGCAATTACCGGCACGTTCCGACCAACATCTCGCCGCGGTTCAACTTTACCGGTGACGTCTACGTCGGGGTCAGCCCGTTCAAGGACGTTTCGGTAGTCGGTACTGATGGCGTGATCCTGACGGACGCGTACATCGGAGCTGCGTACCACACCGCGATTCAGTTCACGCCGCAGGCATTCACTGCCGAAGTCGTGCTGCCAACCGATTGGAAATGGCCGAACGCGCAAAATTACAATGGCGAATGGGACTTTGAGATCGGTGGGTACCGGATCTGCAACCCAGCCCGGTTCGATCCAGAAGGAGAACTCGGACGGCATTTCGCGAAATTGGTCTACGCCGCAAAGCCAGAGCACCCGTACCTCGCCGCAGCGTATATGTACAAAAACTGCCCAGCGACATCGAACGCGATCATATTCTGCAGTTGATCACGTAAGAAGTAAACCTAAGCTGCCGGTGGGCGTAAAATCCTACCGGCGGCTTCCTTCTTATGAGTTGCGATCCAGCCTATTACCCGCTGAAAATACGGCGGGAAATCACGTTTGGTCCGCTCACGGTCACATGCCAGGACGTAAATGCCGTCCCCGTAGACCTCACGGGGTTTCTGGTGTTCGCGTTGGCCAGGCCTGAGCTTGAATCGACAACGAACATCGACCTCGGGCCAGTGATAACCGATCCGGTCAACGGCGTCATCACGATAGCCTTCACCGACGAGCAGACGGCCGCGTTTGCGCTTGGCGAGTACGTGTACGACATCGTGCTGGAAGATGGCAGCGGCAACCGGTTGAACCCGATTTTAGCTGGTCCACTATCGATTATCGACGTTGTAAGCCGGGAATAGCGGTATGAGTGACATCGCGATCGTAGTCGTCACCGAACCCTGTGCCGAGGTGGTACAGATTGTTCTCGAGAGCCCGTGCCCACCGTCGTTTAACGTTACGTTCCCGGCAACGGGACCGAAAGGGTTAACCGGGGTTACGGGTGTCACGGGTGTGACTGGCGCGACGGGAGCAACCGGCCCGACGGGACCAACAGGTCCTACGGGTGCGGGTGTGAGCGGAGTAACTGGGGTGACTGGCAACACGGGTCCAACGGGACCGATAGGTATTTCAGGCGTCACTGGGGTGACTGGGGCCACGGGCGCGATTGGAATTAGCGGGGTGACGGGCGTGACTGGCCCCACGGGACCGACCGGCCCAACTGGGATTGGCACGACCGGAGCCACTGGCGTTGGCATCACGGGCGTCACTGGAGCCACAGGCCCGGCGGGCGCAACTGGTCCAACTGGCATTGGGACAACGGGCGCGAGCGGCGTCGGCACGACCGGCACAACCGGCGTTACCGGGGTCACAGGGTCTACAGGACCAACCGGGTCTGGCGTGACTGGCGCCACAGGCCCGACCGGCGAAACCGGCTCTGCCGGAGCAATTGGTCAAACCGGCGTGACGGGTCCGACTGGAATCGGCGTGACTGGAGCAACGGGAGTTTCGGGGGCTGCTGGTGGTGTCGGGGTAACAGGATCGACCGGTCCCACTGGAGGAACGGGCGCAGCCGGTGCGCAGGGTGTGACTGGAGTAACCGGAGCGGGAACAACTGGAGTGACCGGGGTGACAGGCCCAACTGGAGCGGGCGTCACCGGAGTTACGGGCGTCACTGGACCAATTGGCGTTACGGGTGCGGGTGTGACGGGGGATACAGGTCCGACCGGGGGTACAGGCGCGGCGGGCACGCAAGGCGTGACTGGCGCTACCGGTGTGACTGGAGCTGGAGTCACAGGAGCAACCGGACCAGCGGGAACTCAGGGAGTCACTGGGGTAACTGGCGTGACAGGTTCGGCGGGATCAACCGGAGCAGATGGATCTAATGGTGATAATGGCGCAAATGGCGCAACAGGACCAACAGGTCCGATTGGTGTAACGGGAGCGGCAGGCGCGCAGGGTGTCACTGGAGTGACCGGCTCGGGAACAACCGGTGTCACGGGTGCTACAGGGCCGACGGGAGTGGGTGTAACGGGTGTGACGGGCGTTACGGGTGTCACTGGAAACACTGGCACGACGGGAGCCGGGGTTACGGGGGTCACTGGGGAAACGGGACCAATTGGCGTCACGGGTGCTGGAGTTACGGGCGCAACGGGGCCAACAGGGGGCACAGGTGCAGCAGGAGCGCAAGGAGTTACCGGTGTCACGGGCGTTACTGGAGCAGGAACCACGGGAGCCACGGGAGCCACGGGAGCCACGGGACCGACCGGACCTACGGGTGTGACAGGGGTTACTGGAAACGCTGGCGTAACTGGTGTCACGGGAGTTACTGGACCAACATCAGTTGGCACGGCCCTATTTTCCGCTACGGCTGACGGAACTAATAATGCGACTGCATCTGACGTTAGCCTCATCGGAACTGGAGTTGGATCAAAGACGACTTCCGCAAATTACTTTTCTGCTGGTACATCTCTGATAATGGTTGCGAAAGGAACTGTATCGACGGCAATCACGCCAGCTAATCTTACGATCAACATAAAGGCTGGTTCGGTAGTAGTCGCTACGGCTTCGAGTATTGGGCTAACGGGCGCTCTATCGGGTTCAAACTGGGAGCTATATGCTCTTATTACCTGCCGAACTACCGGCGGAACTGGCACTTTCAAATGTAACGCTCTTTTTGCCGCTACGGGATCAGCTTTAACGCCTCTCGAAGCAAAGATCGTTGATTCTGGAAATACGGTCGATACAACAGGAACTATCGCTTGGGATTTAACAGCCGCATGGGCAAGCACGACGGCAGGCGATATCATTACGGGAACGAATTTCGTCATGTTCACTCCCGGCGCGGCCGTAGCAGGCTCGTACCTTAACCGTCAGATTCTAATAAGCGGTACGACTTATACTCCCACGAGCGGAACGAAAACCATTTTAGTAAGGGTATTTGGCGCTGGCGGTGGTGGCGGGGGTGCGCTTGGCGGTTCATCTACGGCTGGCATCGGAGGAGGCGGCGGTGCTGGCGCATACATTGAAGTAAGAATTACAGGCGTAACTAGCACGTATGCTTATACGATTGGCGCAGGCGGATTAGCTGGAGCCATCACGGGAGCTACTGGCGGAACTGGCGGAAACTCAACTTTTGTCAATGGCGCAACCACCTACACGGCAGCAGGTGGTGTCGGTGGAGGGTCACTCGCTGCTGGCTCCACTGCAAATTTTGCGCTAGTCGGCGCAGGAGGAGCACCTACAAATGGAGACTTACAAATAACAGGCTGCGCAGGCTGGGGAGGACTTCGCGTCTCTGGAACTAATGCAACTGCCGGGAATGGCGGCTGCAATTTTAACGGTGCGTCAGGTGCAGGCAAACAATCAACAGCGGGAGCAGGGGGAACACCGAGTTACGGAGGTGGAGGAGGCGGAGCTTTGAGCCTTACTGCCGTAGGACAACTTGGCGGAGTTGGAGGCGCTGGACTTATCGTAATCGACGAATTTCAATAGCAGTAAATAAAAGAAGGAATACCATGAACGCATCAATTCAAAAACAAGTTCTGTTTGCATTAAACGAGCCACCGCAAATTAGTTGGACGGTGGCCACTCAATTTGGGGAATTATCTCAATCTATTATTTGCGAGACATTGCCCGAAGCTCTGGATGCAGTGGAAACATACTTTTCACAGATACCTGATCCAGCGTAAATGAACATCACCGCGGCCAGTGTCAATCAGCCTGATGTGTTGGCGGCTATCAATTCAGCTTCGGATGGTGACACGATAGTTCTACCTGCCGGTACGGCGAGTTGGACTGCGGGTATTACCATCACTAAAGGCATCACGTTGCAAGGTGCGAACGTGAATCCCGGTGATGATCTGACCGTTATTCTCGATGACGTGGCCAGAGGTCTACCTTACTCTTCTACAGCTATTAAAATAAGGGTAAATGCCGCGCAATCATTTCGTCTCACTGGAATTACTTTCCGAAACGGTTCGCTCACATCGACTGGAGCTAATGGAATCGTTACTGGAAGTACTTTGACCGGTCCTTGCCGATCTTTCAGGGTTGATCATTGCCATTTCGATCAGCTTTATCAGGACAATAACCTGTATATTGCTGGCTGGATATATGGAGTAATCGATCATTGCATTTTTGACGGACGATCTGACGCTTCCAATCTATCTATCCTAGTGCAACATACCACTTGGGGAGGAGGAACGAACCAGTTCGGCGATGGTTCCTGGGCTGACTATCCGTATTACGGAACTGAGAAGTTCGTCTTTGTTGAGGATTGTGTATTCAACAACCCTAACCCACATACTCACGTCAATATGAGTGGCCCGGATTGCTACGGAGGCGGCAGATACGTTTTCCGAAACAACACTAGTTACAGTTGCGCATTTGGTGGCGGAGATCACGGAACCGAGTCGGGCGGACGTTTACGGGGCGGACGGTGCAATGAGGTTTACAATAACATCATTAACGATTCACACATAGGAGATAACGGCGGAGAGTTACGAGGCGGAGGTTCTCTTTACCACGATAACGTCGTAAACGGAATTACTAACCCGACAAAATCTATTTCTCAATATCGCGAGTGGTGGCCTTTTCCAAAGTTTGGAGGAACAGCGGGAACATCTGGAGATCCCGCGCTCTCGGCGGCTGGAACAAGTCCTTGGGATTTGAATGACACGGAGGGAAATGGAACAAACGTACCCGGTCATAGCCCATACCTGTATCTCAGTGGAACGCATAATGGCGGTAACGGATCGGCCACTCTAGTCGATACAACTAAGAGTTGGACGACGAATCAGTGGGTAGGATGGAGTATTTCAAACATGACGCAGTTGGTTACTCTTACGGGAGCGATTGGTCGTTACGGCTCCTTCATTAAGTCGAACACCGCTACCACGATCACTTTCTACGTGGACGGTTCATTTGGAACGCCGATGTTTTTCAACGCCGGAGATGGATATGCAATACACAAAATTCTCAGGTCGCTAGATCAAGGCGCGGCCGGTAAAGGCGATTTATTGAAAGGCCAAACTCCGGTCAATACCGCAATGGGAAACACGGCCGCATGGACACACGAAGCTCTGGAGCCGATTTACTACTGGAACAACACCGGCACGAGCGGAATGACGATCGCAACCATTTTCCCGTCATTCGAGGAGAACCGGGATTATTTCAACCTCGGCAACAGTTTTCCCGCGAATTCGACTCCTGCGGCGGTATCGGCCATGTACGTCGCGGCGCTCAATGGAGTGGATTACACCGGCCCCTACGTTTACCCACACCCGCTCGTCACGGGAATTCCAGGCCCAACGGGCCCGACCGGACCAACTGGACCAACTGGCGCCACAGGACCGAGCGGAACAGGTGGAACCGGCACCGGAGCGACCGGCACAGGCTCAACGGGCACCGGGGCCACAGGAACGGGCGCAACCGGAACTGGGGCTACAGGCACAGGCGCGACAGGCACAGGTGCCACGGGACCAACCGGTATTCATTCAGGAATTCGCTCGACAACATTCAAGCTTTGCGATTAGGGTTTTGGTGAATGTCCGTTCTTCACCTCGTCGCGCTGCCCCACGTAAAATTAGGCACCGCTGAGACATGTCTTTGCGCTTATTCCGGCAAGTGCGAAAAATTCGTCCGCATGATGAAAGACAGGCACGAAGTCGTCGTTTATGGCGTAGAGGGGCCTGAATTGCCCGGCGCTACACTCGTGCAATGCCTGAGCGATGCCGAGCGCGTTAAAACGTTCGGCGCAGACGATCCGAACCGATTACCAGATTGGCCGACGGACGCGCAATCGCTTCAGTTTAATCTCAACGCCGCGGCGGAACTCCAAAAACGCGCGAAACCGGACGAACTTATACTTCTCTCGGGCGGCCTTACGAATCTGCCGATTTTCAAGGCTCTACCGGGTCGATTATTCTGCGAGCCTTTCGTCGGGTATTTTGGGGTCATCGGTGGGAATTCTTGGGCAGCTTTTGAGAGCTATTTCCACATGTCCCAAACTTACTGTAAAAACGGGACTAATGATATTCGTTGGTTCGATACCGTGGTCCCGCCATTCTGCGACAAAGCTGAATTCCCAAACGTCAATACCGGAAACGGTGATTACCTCCTTTTTGTCGGCCGCTTGATCAGCCGAAAGGGGCCGACAATTGCCCTAGAAATCGCCAAGGCCGCCGGTTTGCCGCTGTATGTCGCCGGCTCAGGCGGCCGCATGGAGGGCGACGTTCTGGTTGGTCAGGATGTGCGCCTTGATGGGAACGTGAAATACTTCGGACCTGTCGGAGTCGAAAAACGTTCCGAACTGATGTCGGGAGCGATAGCGCTTGTTTGTCCTACGACGTACTTCGAACCTGGCGGGAACATCGCGATTGAGGCAATGATGGCCGGAACTCCTGTAATTGCACCAGACTCGGGTGTTTTTTCCGAGACGGTTCAGGACGGCGTCAGTGGATTCCATTTTCGAATGCTCCGTGAAGCCGTCGAGGCCGTGAAACTGTGCGATACGCTCGATCCGGAAGAGATTCGGAAATATGCCAGCGATCGGTACTCACTGGAAGCCATCGCGCCGCGGTTTGAACACTGGTTCGAAAATCTCCGGCTGCTTTTTGGCAAGGGTTGGTACTCGGAATAAAACCGATTGCGGCAACGGGCTGCCATAGTAAAATCCGGGCATGTTTCGGTTATTCGTCTTGCTCGGGATCGTGGCGATTCAGACGACCGTTCTTGCTCAGGTGAGCAGCGGCGGCAACACTGCCGCGAATCCATCTTCTTGGACGATTGACAGCCTGAAGTCGCATTACGACCAATTATTGCTGAAAGACGCTGAGATTCTGGCGCTCCACAAAGAGATATCGGCCCTGAACGACAAGCACGCCGCAGAACTCAGGGCAGCAGCCGACGTTCGATATGATCAACGGTTCAACGCTCAGGAAGCGGCCAGCACGTACACGCGCACGATTCAGAACGAGTTTCGAGCTTCGTTGAACGATCTTTCCAACACAAAAGTTCCGCGAACGGAATTCGATGCAGCACTGAAAGCCATCTCTGGGCAGATTGACGGGATTGGGAAAGTCAGTTCAGAAAAGCTCGATGCAGTTTTGAAAAATAACACAGCGGCGTTTACCGACATTCAGCATCGTCTCGATCTTAAAGAAGGAAGTTCACAGGGGTCAAACGCACTTGTTGGTAATACATCAACATTACTTGTCGCTATTTCAGCAGTCATCGGTTGCATTTTCCTTTTCGTAACTCGAAACAGGAAGCAGACGACAGGGAGATAAAACCGGTGTATATTGCCTCAACAAATGACCAATGGAGAGCAGCAATATTGGAATCACAGGTTTGAACGGATCGAGCATCTGCTCAAACAAATTCTCGCTGCCATCACGCATAAATCTCAGTCTAAACCACGGTTCGACTTCGGTGTTGGGCCGGTAACAAACAAAGCTGAGAAATGAGATTTCAGGATTTAACTGGCCAGACATTCGGTCGCCTGCTCGTTTTATCACTTGATAGTAAAACTCCGACGTACTGGAGTTGCATCTGCTCTTGTTCTCGAAAAATATCTGCGTGGGCAGGAAATCTGAAAAACGGAACGACGAAAAGCTGCGGGTGCTTAAACAGAGAATTGTCGTCTAAAAGCAGGTTCACTCACGGACATACACTTGGAGGAATGCACTCGAAAACGTATAGGTGCTGGGCAAACATGCGTCAGCGTTGCGAGAATTACAAAAACGGCTCTTTCATGGATTACGGACATCGAGGTATTTCAGTATGTGAACGCTGGAATTCTTTTGAGAATTTTTTGGAAGACATGGGAGAAAAGCCGGTCGGATTGACCATTGAACGCAAGGACAACAACGGAAATTACGATTCTAAGAATTGCATTTGGGCAACGCGAAAAGAGCAAACCCGAAATAGGCGAAATCGCCGCAGCTTGACCATCAATAATGAAACTCGCAGTGTTTCAGATTGGGCGAGCTTAAGCGGTATTCGTTATGGGACTATAATTTACAGACTCAAAAAAGGATGGGATGCTAAACGCGCGGCATTTGATCCGTTATTGACAGCGCGTCACCAATAAAAATTAAGGAAATTCATCATGCCATTATCTATACAAATTAATAATCTGCAAAAAGTTAACGTCACCCTCACGCCGGTTGACAACGAAGTTCCGCCACAGCCCGCGCCCGTAGACGGCGTTCCGGTCTGGTCGGTCGTCAGCGGCGATTCGACCGTTGTACCGGCGGCCGACGGACTCTCCGCCGAACTCGTCAGCGGAACGGCCATCGCCGACACGGTGTTCAACGTTTCGGCTGACGTTGATCCGGGTCCAGGCGTCCAGACGATTCAGGATCAGATCACGCTGACCGTCACGCATCCGTTCGCGACGAATCTCGGGCTCGCTGCTGGCGCGCCAGAGAACAAGTAATTGCCCATGCCCAAAGGCTGCGTCGGGGTGCCATCCTCACCTCGGCGCAGCCATCTTGGCGTCAATTACGAATAATCTTGACATCTTCGCGCCGGTCTGATTTGCTGACCGACGTTGAACACGACTTGGCTCTACTCGATTCTTGCCGCTGCTATTATCGGAGCAGGCGGAATCATGGTCACGATCACGACCAGTTGGGTCAACGGCGTCAACGCTGATCGTGCCGTGGTTCACCAACTTCAGTGGAGGTCGCAATATCTTCACGGGAAAATTTCTGCCGCTCCAGTCAAGGAAGTCTCGAAACAATGAGAGAAGCGTTTCCAGGTCCGCTGAGCGAATATTCGAAAGACGGAATGAGTTTGCTGGAATGGTACGCAGGCATGGCATTAGTGGGACTTTTAGCTGGATGGCCGCAGGGAAATGCGGCCAATTCCGTTGAACTCTCGGAAGCATCTTTCAAATTTGCGGAAGAAATGATGAAATCAGCAGAAGTAAGACGGACATGAAGCAAATAATTACGGTTATCGGTATCGGAATTCTCCTTTCGTCATGCGTAAGCGCGCGAAAGACGTATCAGCCGCCCAGTAACGCAAAAGTCACCGCCTCGACGCAACGGGTCAAATCTGATATCACAACGGCACATCAGACGGCCCGTACAGCCAAAACGCACGTCACTGACGCGCAAAAAAGCGCTGACAAAATCTCCGTGCTCTCCCTTACCGTTCAGCAAAAGCTCGACGTAATTATCAAAGCTGCGCCACCGGAACTCCAGTCGGCACTCACGGCCGTCAAACTCGACGTAACGAATATGCAGACCGAGGAAGGCGTTCAGCACGGATCTCTGGCTAACGCGCAGAAAACCCAAGATTCGCTAGAAAAACAGTTGACCGATCTCGAGACGCACGAAACCGACTTGGAGGCCCAGCAAGCCGCGTATTACATGAATGCTCAGGGGCTTGCCGATTCGGCTACGAAGGAGCGCTCGAACCTAATTACCACGCAGAAAGAACTATTGGCATCCAGGTTTGGTGGGATCATAGCGAAAATACTCATCGTTTTAGCCGGTGTTGTTCTCGTTGGGCTGGCCGTCCTGTGGTTTCTTGGAAAAATCTCCATCGGAGCCGCCGGAGTAGCGTCTAAATTGCCTTGACACGCCAGAATTACGTACATAAATAACTATAAAAATTAAGCAAAGAGGTCCGTGGCAGCCATTCGCCTATCTGTTTTTTCTCATAATCACGTACAGGATAGGGCAAGCGATATTTGGTTGGTAGGAGCTCAAATTACCTTGATAAAACGCCAAAAAGACGTACAGAAATAACCATGGCCACATCAATTCCACCTGTCTCCGGGTTTCATAAAGTGCTCTTAAGCATCGAACATCTCGTCGGGTATCACCCGGACGACCCCAATTACGCGAAAGTCAAAGCCGAGATTGCCAAGATTCAAGGCGACCATCTGACCGCTCCCGAATCACTCCAGCTTGACGCCACAATCAAGGCAATCGAGACCGCGCGCGCTACGCCGCCTGTCGCGCCTAAGTAAAAGTAGAGTGAATCCACTTGGCATCATCGTCATCATTAGTGTGATGATAGTATTCCTAGTGGCTGTTGTGGTCATTTGCTGGAGGAGTGGATGATCGAGCCCACGACCACTCCACCGGCCGCAAAGACCGAGCCAGTGCCGCCACTTACGGGATGGTCGGCCGTGTGGCGAGTTTTTTATAATTGGCGCGAGATCACGCTATTCTTGCCGCTATCTCTATTTTCCATTTGGGCCTTTGCTCAAGGTGCGTACTGGGCCAGTGGCCGGCGACCAACGGAAAATGTGGATTACGTGGTTGGCATGTCGATCAATCTGGTAAAACTCGTTTTTCTGATCGTTTTCCTTTCAATTTTGCGCGAATCAACTGGAATGTGGATGACCAAAGAGGAGAAATTGGAGAATCCGTCGATCGTTTGGGCACAGACAGTTGGAAGCAGTGTGGCCCTATGCGTTGCTGCCTGGGTTTTACAGCACTAATCCTCGCGGCCTGCTCGCCGCCCGAGCCCATTCTGGCGCCATCTACGCCACACCACGCGATCGAGGCCGATGTCGTCCCGTCAACTGAGCCCGATGTCGAGGTTATCCAGACGCCAACGCCCGCGCCAACGGTGCCCGAATCGGAAAAGCCCGTAATCGCGCTGCCGACACCACCGGAAACGCTCACTTCGGCCGGATTTAAGCTCATCACGGATTTCGAAGGGTGGGCCGCGCGCGCAGAACTGCCAGATTTGCGCTACAGTGGAGTTTCCTGGGCCTGGGGCTACGACAGCCATCAGAACAGCCGGGTCAATATCCTGCTGGACTGGGCGGCACTTCCAGCGCCTCAACCGGTGCGTCTGGCCGCCACTCAGCCTTTTTTTGGTAGATCGGCCGTTCAACCGACAAAAGACGTTCACGACATCGTAATTCCTCATTTTGTCGGCGATGACGTTTTTATCCGGGTCGATATGGCCAGGACATTCGATCAGTGTCGGCGCGCGATGCCTGGGTTTGACGATCTTCGACCAAACGCGCAATCAGCCATTGCCAGCCTAATTTTCAACCGCGGACCCGGCATGTCGGGAGTTAATAGGACAGAAATGAGAGCGATTCGAGATGCCGTTCCGTCAAAGGATTACGAGGCCATCGCGATGAATTTCAAGAAAATGGTGAGAATTTGGCGTGGAACGAGCATTGAATCCGGTATGACACGGCGCCGGCTTGCTGAGGCCG